CCGCCTGCACCACGTTTTCAAATCCCTTCCCGCCGTAGAGCTTCATGCGCTCCCAACCAAGCGGCCCGGCCATCGGATTGGAATTCCACCCGCTGTAGGTTAGCTCAAGCTCCCACGAAGGCGCCCACGGACGCGTGGAGGGTGCCAGCCGGGGTTCGTGGTATGTGAGCATGCGACCTGACGGCAGGAGGCAATACAGCACGTCTCCGTGCGTCTGGTAGCCAATGCCACGGTAGAAGAAGGCTTGGCCCGGGTTGAGCACCGCGGACACCATGCAGCCTTCAAGGCCGAACATCTCCGGGCGCGCATCGTCAAAGCGGCCACGGCTCTGTCCGCCCCACATCTCCGGTAGTTCCGGGGACGCGTCACGCCACGCCAGTATCACGTGCTTCATCTCTTCTTCGGTCAAGAATTCGTCGGCGCCAAAGCCCTTCATGGCGCCTATCCATCCGCCGAATCCTAGGGATAGCTCTGCAAACTTGCCTTGTTTGTTGCGCATCGGGTGGTGCTTGCCGCCCTTGATGCCCAACAGCTTGCCGTCAACGCGTGTGACCACGCCACCGCTGTCAAGCCGGTGTTGTACGAAGGCTTCAAAGGGGACGCCCGTGATGCGGCTCGCGCTGGTTTCGTAAATCATGCCATGCGTGTGGAAGACATCTAGGCGCCATTCGCAGCCCGCGAGCGCCGCAGCCACAGCGCCTTCAATCGCGGAGTAGTCCGACGATATGAGCACCTTGGAGGGCGCCGCTATGAACAGCGAGCGCAGGCAATTGTTGACCACATCGAGCGCGGACAGCTTCGGGCTGTAGATGTATTCCACCAACTCAAGGCAGCGGCTCGCGATAACTTCTAGCGCGGCCTCGATTTCCTTGATGTCATTCCATGTGCCTTTGTACAGGTTGGTAGGCTGCGGCCCCATGCCGGTCACCCGCCCCGTGCGGGCTGCGTGGTACATATATAGGTCATGCACCCTGCCATGCTTGTCAACCGAAGCACGCAGCGCCCACAACTTCTTAACGCTGGCGCTGCCCAACATCTGCCGGATTTCCAGCACGCGATAGGCGTTGCGATACGCGCCCAAATCTCCGCCGTTCTCCGCAGCGTAAGCCTTGAGCCGGTCCACCACTATGGTCACGTTCTCTTCGTCCATGCCGCCCATGTGGACGCCCTGGCCGCTCAACCAACCGGACAACTGCTGAAGTTCGCTTGGCTCGATGCCACCTGTGATGGCCCGCAGTTCGTTGCCGTACTTCTCATACGCTTGTTCAACAATCGCTATGCAGTTTTCGATGGCAACTATGTCAACCTGCACACCACGGTCATTGATGGCTTGGTCACACTGCCATGCTTCCAACTCGAATGGCGATAGGTCCGGGCTCTTCAAGCTCACTTCCGCTTCAGCCTCGATGTCGCGGATGTTGTAACGCTTATATGCCTCCCACTCCGCTGGCGCCTCGTGCGGCTGCGTGATGACACGCGGGTCTTTTTTCGTGGGATTGCGCGGGATGCTAAACAGCTTCATGAGCTTGTCGCCCGCGGGGTCTTTTTGCCTTGATATGCGTGTCACAAAGCCGACATCCGCCAACGCTCCGGGGTACGCATTGGCCCGGGACTTAGCGGCACTACATCGCAACTGTGACAGCGATAGAGCGGGCCAGCCTAGGACCGGCACGCAGTAGTATTGCCACACGGACCATTCAAAGGCCACGTTGTGTGCTTCAATCAACTTGCCCGCGCGGATGTGCGCAAACAGGGGTTCAAGTTCGGTGTAGGGCGTGCCCCATTCCCATTGGTGCGAGCCGCTGCCATCCTTCAGGTCATAGGCCAACAGCAGCGGCCGGAACGTTTCGTGCTCAACGTAGGGACGGATGCCCACGGCTTTCAAGCCGCGCTTCTGCGGTGAGAATCCGGGCAGTGATTCCCAGTGTCCTGGTTTGCGCGGCGCTAGGTGGTCATCGGCCTCCTGCACCCACACGAATCCCGCGAAGCTGATGGTTTCAAAGTCGAAGTCCGCTTGGACCGTAGCGATGCCCGGCCCAACGGCGAACTGTTGCCCGGCCAGCATCACAAGAACACGTCAGCGCCAACGCGCCTTGATACCTCATTGAATTTGGCCTGCACCGCTGCGCCCAAGTCAATGCCTAAACGGAAGGCCAGGATGTCCAAATAGATTTGCACGTCAGCCAGTTCCTTGGCTGCCTTCACTTGGAATTCGTCCGGTGTCAGGTCGCCACGTTCGAGCTTCTTGCGTTCGTTGGCGTACTCACCGACTTCACCCACCAGCGCTTGGAACCATTGCGCTGGCACCCAATCGCTGCCATCAGCGTTGTGGCATAGGTTGCCATGCTTGTCTTTGAATTGAGGGATGCGCCGCACGTTGGCGTGGCGCAGTTGCTCGAAAGTTAAACTATGCACGTTCCACCACCCTTGTTGTTCCTTCGACTTCGCACGGTCCCATGCACCGTGGACAAGCTGGCCCATCCTGCGGGTCAATGTCTTGCTCACGGCGGGTGAATAGATGCCCACATTGGCAGCACTTCAAACTAAACACCAGGACCATTGGCACGCGTGTCACTTCCGGTTTTTGCGTCGGCTGGCCTTCGCCAGTTTGTTGCGCTTGCGCTGGCGTGACACGTTCGCATTAAACCAGGAGGCGCCATACGCTGGTACGCGCCCCCTGGCTGTGTTGCTGCGTGGGTTGCCAGCCATTACGCGATAACGCCCTGCGCCTTCATCTGCGCGACGGTCCACCCTTGGGCGATGTAGGACGCGTATGCAATGCCCGTGGTGGTCACCGGGTCAGCGGCCGGGGGTGCCGGTGCTGCGGGCGGTGGCGGGGCTGCGGCGCTCTGCACGAACGGAGCCGCAGGAGCCACAGCGGTGGGAGGCGCCGCAGCAGCGCCCGGAATCGGTGGCGCACCTGACGGGATGCCAGTGGGAATGGGCGGGGCCGCAGCCGCAGCAGCGGGGATTGGCGGGGCGCCAGCAGCGGCAGCCATCTGGCCAGGGGCAACGCCACCAACCGGCACAGCGGACATGCCAGCGGGTTTGGCGCCAGCACCGAAGCCAACCTTGGTGGTGTCGATGCCAAGGTGGATTTCCTCACCAAAGCCCTGATAGCTGACGGCTGCGTGGTTGAGATACATGCCGGGCTTCAGCGCGCTGCTGTTGGTCACGTAGGAGCCGAACGCCTGAATGAAGTGGCCCAACTTGACCTGCTTGGCCTGCGCTTCGGTCAGCACCACAGTGCCATCACCGTTGACCAGCTTGACCGGGTAGCCGCTGCCAAAATTCAGAATCCAATGGCCGGGGAAGCCGGGCCGGTCACAATTCTTTTTGCCCTTGGTGTTGGGCACGGCGCTGTCACCGTCTTCGACCTTGAAGGCAAATGACGGACTGCCGCTCTGACCTTGTGGCCATGCCGCTGCTGCCGCGTTCCACATCTTCAGGCCCCATTCGGTCTGTGCCCAATGTGTGTGGCCTGCAATCTTCGCGATAGCCACGGCAAAAAAGCTGCGCTCTGTGTCCTGGCCAGCGTTGGGGCCGTTCTTCACCTTGAGCGGTTTGCCATCCGCGTCGGTGGTCTGCATTTCCGTCAAGCTGCCTTGGACGAAGCGGCCGATGGGGAAAAGAATCTCTAAACGTTCGTTGCTCACTGCGGGTTCTCCTACTTTTGGAATATACGGGACAGCTTGGCCATGTTGTCGCGGACTAATTGCATGGCGCCGTTCGGTCGGTTGGCATACATGTCAACTATATCAGCGCCAGCCTTGCCAAGCAATTTTTTGGTCTGCGTGGGCGTCATCAGCGCCGGGGGTTTCAAGGCACTCTTCTCCCCGTTGGTCAGCAACCTCAGCATGTCTTCAGCTTCGGTGACACTGACATCATCCAACCACTTCAGGCGCCCTGGCTTGGACTGCATCGAGAAGCCCGGGGTGGGTTTGTGCATCCGGCCGAAGTGTTCCGCCATGGCCATTAGGCCAGTTTCGCGGCCCTTCAATCGCTGGCGGGCATCCATGACCAAAGCCAGTTCACGGCACACATCGTCAGGGGTTTGAAGGTTAGGTTGCGCCTTCCCTGAATAGTCGATGATGCCCCCGGTGGTCTGCTGGTACGTGAGGCACGCGGCACGCGCTTTGCAATCGAGGCAATGCGCCCCGGTGTGTGTGGAGGGATTCGGGCCAAGCGCTTCCACCGCACTTGAGTGCATGACGTTGACGAAGGCGCGTAGCTTCGAGGGTGCCACACGCCACGTGCGCACCGGGCCATCCGGGTGGTAGCTGCGTGGCTGCACCACAGTCAATTCCAAAATGCAGTCTTCTTCAGCCAGGCCAAGGAAATCCATGAGCCCCACCGCGTAGGCCACCAACTGATGGCACTCCCACACTTCAACGAAGCGGAAGCCAAATTTGTAGTCAATCACGCGCAGCACTTTGTTGGCTGCGTCCCACGTCCACCAGTCCGGTGTGCCCCCGCATTCTGTCGGATGGATGCGCGGAATGGCCAATTGCACTTCACCTGCGCCCGGGTTGGCGCCGACCGTCTCAACGTACAGTAGCGCGCCGTCAATCATTTCATCCGTTATTTCCACATCATTGGGCGCCTTCAGGCCCACAATGCTGGTCAACTCAAGCTGATGATACGCAGCCCACAATGCGACCCAATGCGCCGCGTCTCCCTCCAACTCTTCTTCGGTGCGCGGCAGGACCGGCATGGCTTCCGACAAAATGACGGAGCCCGGGCACGGTGTGGTGATGTGCAGCGAGCTTGGCGCAATGCGGGTGTGTGAACGTTCCAACGTTTCGGTCATGCGAATTGCTCCAACTTAGTATTGCCAGGAACATACAAAGGGTGTTTGGGGTAGCCGTCGCGCGTGCGGCCTATGCAGCCAATCAGCACTGGCGGCACCACAGTCTTCAGCATGGCAAGCACGTCAACCCCGCGCTCTTTGACGAACTTGTGAGCGCCCCACGCGCATATCACCAGGTCAGCCAGCGCCGCACGCTTCAATATCCACGTGTTATTGTCCGGTCCCACGGCTATGGGCTTAATCTTCGGCAACAGCAACAGCTTGGGATTGGTGGAGCGGTACGCAAATAAGTTGACCACTTCCATGTCGTCATAGCGCCACTGCGCTGTGAAGTCCATGCAGCGCCCAATAGTGGGGTCATTGACGGTGCAATCCGCCGTGGATGGGTTCAACATCACCCACAGGCAGCGCGTGCGCTCACGGTCAACTGGCGGGCTGATATCTCGCTGCAACCAATAGCGGTATAGGTTGCAGGTTGAAAAGTTTGCAGCGTTCAAGTGGTGCGGCTCCGTCGATGTTGCGCGTCCAAGGTTGACTCATATGTCACCAACTCCGCGCGCATCACTTCGGCCGTGAGTACGTGGGCATAGCTGGTGGCGCTTAACCTTTGGAGAATTACGCCCCCGCCAAAATCATAGCGGGGGCGTATCTCTATCGGTTGCGTCTTATCGAACTGAATCACCCCTTGGTGGCCAGCACAGCCGCTATGTAGTCAGCGACACCCTGCACCTTGTCCGGGTTCTGCACCAAGCTAATCAACTGACGCGGTGGCAATCCCACGGACTTCAAGGCCGCGTCCACTTCGTCATTGTTCAACTTGCCGGTGTTGGTGTTGGCCGTGATGGTCTGCATGAGCACACGGAACGCGGTCACGCCCGATGGCGCCCCCGGCGATAGTGCAGCAGGCTGGCCGGTATTCGCCGTGTCCGCGGGGGGTGGGGGTGCCACCGGAGCGGATGCAGCAGGTGGTGGAGGTGCTATGGACGTGACTGGCGCAGCAGGCGCCGGGCTTGCGCTTCGTAGCTCTGCGGTGACAGACGCGACAACTGCCGGGTCAATGCCTTTTTGATTTTTCCAAGTGCCATCACGCTTCTTGCCACGCGCAGCTTGATGGATTCGCGCGTCATACGGCAGGCCGCTGCTATCGCGCTCCACTGGATTGGCCGCAGGTTGGGCAGTCCCGGCACTGGCGGCAGCATCTCCCACGGGGGCGGCTGCGGCAGGGGGTGCGGGCGCAACAGGTGGTTTTGGTGCCACCAGGGGAAGGGGCACCGGGTTGGGGCCGTGGCCATCGAGTCCAGCCGGTTGCTTGTTGGCGCTGAAGATCGCAGCCGTATCCACCACGGGCGCCGTCTCACCAGCAGCCGCCAATTCGGGGATGCGCAGCGTGTTAGGTCGAATGGGAAGGGTGGGGCCGTGGTCTTCCGCGTCGCGCGCGTCGGCTTCGGTAACAAGGAAAGCGGCAGCACGGCGCAACAGGTCTGTTGGGTCCGCGGCCGTGTCAATCATTAGTTGCATGTGCTATGTTCTCCGGGGTTGGGGTGTTGCGTCGGCCGGATTCTATTGCTATCGTGACAACCATGTCAAGGTGCCCCGTAAAACAAGCTGAACAAAATGCTAAATGGAGAGCTAAGCAGATAGCAGAAAATCCAGAAGCGTATTATGAGAAAAGACGGCTAACCAGTTTAAAAGGTCAACGTAAAAAACGGGGCATGCCAGAACCCACCCGGCCAATGCCTGCTGCGTGCGAATGTTGCTCGAAAGAATTTAAGCAACTTTGTTGTGACCACAACCACGAAACGGGTATATTCCGCGGCTGGCTCTGCAATGACTGCAACTTGGCAATTGGAAGATTGGGCGACAACTTGGAAGGCATACAGAATGCAGAGAGATATCTAACCCGTGCTTCGTGATTTCCAAGTTGAACTGAAGGCAGAAACCTACCGCGCATGGCACGAAGGCGCCCGTGTGGTCATGCCGGTGATGGCCACAGGTGGCGGCAAAACCGTGGTTTTCTGCGATATCGTCAAAGAGATGGACCAACCAGCATGCCTGATATCGCACCGTCAAGAATTAGTTGGCCAAGCCGCCCTGGCCCTCAATCGTGAAGAAGTCCAACATGGCATCATTGCCCCCGCGGCGATTCAGAAGCAAATCATACAACTTGAAATGGAGATGCACGGGCGCAGTTTTTACAGCCCCCGTGCTCCGGTGCGCGTCGCTGGTGTTGACACGCTACTGAATCATGACACCACTGACCGCTGGTTGCAGCAAGTCGGCTTGATTGTGCAGGATGAAGGCCACCACGTGTTGAAAGATAACAAGTGGGGCAGCGCCATGGAGATGTTCTCCAAGAATGCGCGCGGTCTATTTCCCACGGCGCATGCGTACCGCGCTGATGGCAAGGGCCTTGGCCGCAGCGCTGACGGCTTAGTTGACCGGCTGGTGTTGGGACCGCACGGGCGCGAGCTTATCAACCGCGGCTTCTTGTGTGATTACCGGCTCATTGCGCCACCGGACACCACGGACATGAGTGACGTGAATATCACCGGCACAGGTGACTTCAGCCCGGAACGCCTGCGTATCGCCATCCATCGCAACAAATCCATAGTGGGTGACGTGGTGGCGCACTACATGCGCTTTGCCGCGGGAAAGTTAGGCATAACCTTCGCGGTGGACATCGAGGCAGCCACGGAGATTGCAGCGGGCTACCGCAAGGCCGGGATACCCGCGGAAATAATCACCGCTAAAACGCCACTCTTTGTGCGCGGCCAACTTATGCGCCAGTTCCGCGCGCGGCAGATACTCCAACTGGTCAGCGTCGATGTGTTGGGTGAAGGCGTGGACGTGCCCGCTGTCGAAGTAGTCAGCATGGCCCGGCACACCGCGAGCTTCCAACTATACGCGCAGCAGTTCGGCCGCGCGTTGCGCATCATGGTCACGGACCAGCAAAACCGTGAATGGGGCGGCTACACCGACCAGCAGCGCTTGGCCTTGATTGCCGCTAGTGTCAAGCCTGCGGCCATCATCATTGACCACGTGAACAACTACCAGCGCCACGGGCTCCCCGATGTGGAACAGACCTATAAGCTGACGCGACGCGAGAAGCGCAGCCGTGGGACCATGGACGATGCCATACCATTGCGGCCGTGTCTCAACGAAGCCTGCGCGCTATACCTGCAACCATATCCCGTGGTGCTGCCTGGCTGCCCGGAGTGCGGCACGAAACCACCACCACAGCGACGTGGCACGCCTGACCAGGTGGAAGGTGACTTGGTGGAGCTTGACCCCGCGGCGCTCGCAGCCCTACGCGGTGAAATCGCGCGCATTGACAACCCGGCCGTGATACCGCGGGGCGCTGATAATGTGGTGGCCCAGTCCATACGCAAGCGCCACGCAGAGCGGCAGGACGCCCAAGCGACGCTGCGCGCAGCCTGGCAACTATGGCAGGGTTGGCAGTTGCATCAGGGCCGTGGGGAGCGCGAGGGCTATCAGCGCTTTTGGTTTAAGTTCGGCACCGACGTGGCCACAGCCCACGCGTTGGGGGTGAAAGATGCAGCGGACCTTGAGGCGCGCATCAGGGCTGACTTGCTTGTCAACAACGTGGTGGCCCTTGAAAAAGTTTAAAGTGTTCGCGTTTTGGTTCGCGGCAGAATTCTGGCTCTACGCTCTGCTGGTGGCGAATGGCCGCGCGTATGTGCAGGGCAACTACTGGGCCACGCTGGTCACTGATATGATTATCAGCGGCAACAATTTTTGGTTTGCCGTGAAGTTCATCGAAGGCAAAGACAACCGCACATGGCCTGCGCTGGTCGGTTGCGTTTGCGGTGGCGGCACGGGCTCGCTGTGTGCAATCTTCCTAACCAAGATGGTGTATGGACAATGAAACGCTACAAAGTCACAGTGTCTTTTGCAATCGGCAGCGGCTTCACCTATTGGCTGCTGGCCCGTAGCATCTCCCACGCGTCAGCGTTCGTGGCACATTGGGACCACGTGCGAGTAGAGCGCACCCTATGACGTTGTTGGAGTGGGCGCGCAAGTGGGGCATATCCGCCGATGCACTGCGCGATCTAGCCACATCCATCACGTACATACCGCCTGCCACTGATGATGGCAGTGAGTCACGGCAGCAATCGTTGGTGCGGCTCGAAGCAGCACAGCGCCGCAACGTCTACCTATTCCGCAATAACGTGGGCGCTGGCATGCTCGATAGTGGCAGCTTCGTGCGGTGGGGCCTGGCCAATGACACGCCTGCCATGAACGCTGCCGTGAAGTCAGGGGACTTGATCGGTTTCCGCTCGAAGCTGATAGTGGCCGGAGATGTCGGCACCATCGTGGCACAGTTCGTCAGCCGCGAAGTCAAGCGTGCCACGTGGAAGTGGACCAACTCGCCCGAAGAGCAAGCGCAGCTTAAATGGGCCGCGCTCATTAACACACATGGCGGCGATGCTGCAATAGTTACCGGGCCGGGCAGCCTATAGACAGTGACGCCACTGTCAGCCCATACTTGTTAACCAACCGGAGAATCACCCTTGTACAAAGCGAAAATCCTGGCCGCAGCAGTCAAACTGTCGGAAACACTCGGCTATCAAAACGTGCTCAAACGCCACGTGGCCACCAAGCTGAAGATTGGCATGGGCACAGTCAACAGCAATTGGGGCACCATGAAGGCGCTGCGCAAGGCGGTGGTGCTCGAAGCCATCCGCACCAACAACAACATCATCATATCGCAGGCGCTTGTGGCCGGTGATTTGACTGCGCGACGTTTGGAAAAGAAGCGCCGCGAAGAAGCACTGGCAGCCATAGCGGCCTAAGTGAATCCGTTGTTAGACGCGCTGGCCCATCGCCGCGCGTTCATCATATTTCGGGCTGCCGACAAGTCCCCTGTGGACGTGAACGGCTGGCCCACGGACGCACAGAATCCGGCCGCGTGGATGTATCCACATGAGGCCGAAGCGTGCGCGGCAGCGCTTGGCTTGGGCTATGGCGTCGGCTTCGTGCTGCGCCCCGAATACGGGGTGTTTTGCGTAGACATCGACGGCGCCTTGGTTGATGGCCAGTGGTCCCCACTCGCGCAGGCATTCTTGACGCGCTTCGCTGGTTGCTATGTCGAAGTGTCGATGTCAGGCAAGGGGCTGCACATCTTCGGTAGCTACGCTGGCGCCCCACCACTTCATAAGACCAAGAATATCCAACTGCACATCGAGCTATATACGGACCTGCGCTATATCGCGCTGACCGGCACCAACGCGGTGGGCTCTGTATCGCATGACGCTACAGCGCAATTGCATCAATTCACCGCGGACTATTTCGTGCAGACCGAAGAAGAGGCCGCAGAAGGTGAATGGACTGATCGGCCGCACCCTGATTGGTCAGGTGACACGGATGACAAGGCGCTGCTAGATAAGGCCATGAAGTCTAAGAGCATGGCCAACCGCTTTGGTGGTGGCGCTGCGACGTTCGCGGATTTGTACACGGCCAACGCTGCGGCGCTCAATCGACACCTGCCGCCCAACCACACATCAAAGGCACCATATGATGAATCTAGTGCAGACCTTAGCCTTGCTAATCACTTGGCATTTTGGACCGGCAACGATTGCGAACGCATGCTGCGGCTCATGGTCGATTCAGGATTGGCACGCGACAAGTGGGAACAGCGTGACGGCTATCTCCGCAATACCATCCTTAAAGCGTGCGCCCGCCAAAAGACCTTTGCCACAACCGGCCGCAATAAACCAGTGGCCGCGCCTGCGCCGATGGCGCCCCCTCCACCGCGGGAAGCACCACAGCCGCCCCAAGGCAGCACCGGGACGCAACTGGTAGAAGGATTGGCACCCGGTGCGCCACCCATCCCCGATGTGGTGCAGTACGCGCCCGCCAATACAGCCAAGGGCACATTCATCCCGGTCAATGGATTGTTGGACCTTTTCGCAGGCTGCACTTATGTGCAAGATGTCCACCAGGTCATGACCCCGGATGGTATCGGCTTAGACCAAAAGCGATTTGAGGCGCAATACAACGCGGGGCGCACCTTTGCCCACACACCGATGGGCGAGAAGCCAAGCAAATCTGCGTGGGAAGCCTTCATTGAATCGGGCGTGTGTGATTTCCCCAAGGTGCGTGGCATGTACTTCGAGCCGCGCGAGGCACCCGGCACCATCAAGGTACGCGACGGACAGAAGTGGATAAACTCATGGTTGCCGGTTGACATCCGTGCCATTCCTGGCGATGTAACACCGTTCCTGCGCCACCTGGACGTGCTGTTCCCGCAAGACTGGCGGGTGTTGCTCAACTATCTGAAGTTCATGGTGCAGCGTAAGGGCGAGAAGTGCATGTGGTGGCCCTTCCTTCAGGGCGTGCCCGGCAATGGCAAATCATTCATCAGCGCCACTATGGAATACTGCATCAGCAAAAAATACACGCAGAAGCCGACGCCAAAAAACATGGACAGCAACTTTAATGCGTCGCTGTACGGTTGCCTATTCGTGGCGCTCGAAGATGTGAAGATTGCCGATGACTACGGCCACATGTGGGAAACCATCAAGCCTATGATTACCCAAGACAGCTTGGAGATTGAGCAAAAGGGCGTGGACAAAGTGACTCGTGAGATATGCTTCAACGGCATAATGAATTCCAACCATAAAGCTGGCATCCGCAAGACGCCCGATGATAGGCGCATTGGCAGCTTCTTCGCTGCACAGCAGAGCCCTGAACATCTCGCGCGCGACGGCCTCACCCAAGAATATTTCGGTGCCCTGTGGGCGTGGGCTAAAGGTGGCGATGGATGGGCGCACGTCGCGCACTACCTGGCCACTGAAACCATTGACGCTGATTTCCGTACCGACTATAGCCCAGTGACCACATCGACGGCCGAACACATCTTGGTGAGCTTCGGCACAGCGGAACAGGAGATATTGGAGGCCGCACGCGCTGGTATGCCGGGTTTCGCTGGTGGGTGGGTCAACTCCGTGAAGGTAGACCAGATGTTGACGGCAGCCGGGCGGGCTCGCGCAGTGCCCCGTGCGCAGCGCCAAGCCATGATTGAGTCATTGGGCTACCGGATGCACCCCGGACTGCCTGAAGGCCGCGTGGCGGGCCTCCTAAGCGACGGCACCACCGGACCCGTGCTGTACGTGCGCAATGACCACACTACCCTGATGATGACCGACGCAGGGCAGATTAAAGCGACGTATGAGGCCGCACAGAAGGCCAAGCCTTAACGGACTATGTGGACCCACCCTTGGACTAACACCGTGCCAGGAGGCACAGGGCGCGCATTGAAGGCCGTTATGATGGCCTCCACGATGGACTGCCGCGCGGGGTCGCCAGCCTTCAGACGGGCTAGCAGTGCATCAATGTGTGTCTTCGTATCCATGGGTGCCATTGTGGCACGGGGTCTTGTCCAAACCAGGAATGGCGTCACGGTTTAGATGCTGGCGCCACCGATGGATGGACCACAGTATCCCTGCAACCAGGAAGATGTACGCGAGCGCGAAGCAAATCACAATTTTCATGGCTATCCCCTTACAGTGTGATGCAAGTCTCACATGTGGTGCCACGCGTGTCAACCGACAAAAAAAAAGCCCCCGGTGAAGGGGGCTAGGTAACCGCTGGCGGGGGATGACCACCAACGGGTCGCTGCCACACCCTATGTGCGACAGCAGGGAGACTGTTAGCGGGCGAACACCACGCGGCCGATGAAGGCCAGCAAGAAGGGTGACACTAGAATCAAGGCAAGGGTGGAAGTCATCATGGTCATATCTCCTGGTTAACGTGGTGCTATCTTGACGCGTCTGTCAGTCCGTGTATGCCAACTGTGTCACAGATTCGATGCAAGGGCAATAACAGCGCCTTTTAACTCACTGTAATCACCTTCTGCCCTGGTCAATTGACGCTGTAGGCTATCCCGTTGTATGCGTACCATCCGGGCGTCATCTTGGGCCGTGGCTAGGGCATCGCGACACGCCACTGATTCATGGTTGTGACATTCCTGCCAGGCAGCGGCTAGCTTGTCGCGTTCGGACTTGAAGTCATTGGCGGTGCTCTGCGCATCCTTCAAGTTGGCCCGCAATGTGATGTTGACCTTGGTCAACTCCTGAATCCGGTGATAGCGCCCATTGAGCTTGGCCCGCAACGAATCAATGGCCGTGGCCGAACCATACAAGGCGTTGTCCATGCCGGGGCCGATGAAGTAGCGCTTGGCATGCGTCTCCACGTCGAAGCTGAAGGTGGTGCGGTCTTTGGTGCCGGGCGCAGCGAAGTCCACACCAAAGAACTTGGGCATGGAATCAAACGCAGCTTTTGCCTTGTCATCATTGCTGTTGGCAACCTTGGCCCATTCGACGGCCTGCAACGCGGTGGTGAATACAGCCGCTTGCTTAGGTAACTGACCCGGCAGCACACAATAATCCATGATGGCGAAGTCAATCTGCAACTCACCCACACGGTCAGTGTTCACAATGGCTTCAACTCTGTATCGCTTACTCACTTCTTGGTTCTCCTGTTGGTTGTATAAATCGTATCACACGGTTGACAATGCAGGGCTGTGATGACACCCATGGCATTCTTGGCCGCGTACTTCGGGGCGTAGCGACGCGCGGCGCCGTTCCATCTACGTATCACGCCTAGCCCACCTTCAACGGTGCAGCCGCAATGCCCGCACAGCCCACGGTATCGCGTGGTTTCACTCATATGAGTCCGGGCCATCGCATTGGGTTAGCTCACCGTTGTGTGCTGTCACGGCCTCGATGTCGGATAACGGGGTCAAGTCCGGCAACTGTTCCCCGTCCACTTCGGTCAGGCTGTATAGCACGATGGGTGGCGTCCATGCCATGTAGCCGCGTACCCGGCACAGCTTGCCCGTGGGCTTATGCCTGACACGCGCGTCAATGCCATAACGCGGGACTTCGTAGGCACCCCACGTGTTCACATGCAGCGCTATCAACTCATTCTGCATGGCCTCAACGCGAGCCAGCGCAGCGTGGGGTGGCGGCAGGTCGGCTGGTGTGGGTTCGGGCTTGAGCGCATTGGCCACCCACGTTTCACAGGCTGCGCGCGATGTGTGGATATACACCGGGTTAGCCTGTATGGGCGCCTCCATATCGGCAACAGCCCACCGGCCATCACTGATGCGTCGCCCGATGCTGTAGCGGTCAATCATGGGAAATAAAACCGCACGCCCAACGATGCGTTGCGCTTCACCACGATGACTTCAAGGCCAAGCGTGCCGGACTCCCACATCTGCACAACGCTGTTGGTGCTGTGCTTGATAAGCTCGCGCGTTACGATGTAGTGCAGCACCGCGCAGGTGACACCGTAGCCGATGATGACGGACTCACTGGGCCTGCGCCCTTCAATGACGTTCATCTCCGTATAGCCGAGCATCTTGTGGATATACAAAGTCTGCAACGTGTCGGCGGTGAGCGCTGCATCAAACAGCCATTCAGTGGCCGGGGTAGGAACAGGCAATTGCTTGGGCAACGGCGCCACCGGCACCATGGGAGCACTGACAGTGGTGTCAACCGTCTGTGCGTTGACCTGGCCATTGATGAACAGCAACAGCACCAAGATAATCAGCAGCGCAATGATGCGTGGTATGCGGGTGGACTCAAGGCCGCATTGCGCGAGGAAGGCCCACGTTTCGCGTCTGTTGTTCATGGCTGGCACCCCATGGCCCCGCGCATCAGCGCCATCATGGCTGCGCGATACTCCGGGTCAGTGTGGACTTCTTTGCCCTTCATGTATATGCGACCTGTAGGGCCAACGCGCACCAACTCAACGCCATTGGTGTACAGCCCAAAGCTGCGGTTGGTCGGCGCCACAGTCAGTGAGTCCGATGCCCTTACGAACGCGGCAGGCGGTGGGACAGTGGCGGCAGCGACGGGCAGCGGCTCATGCGCCCATATCGCGAAGAGTAGCAACACGGTGATGGCCGTGATGCGGGGGATGGTTATGCTGCGCATACATCGGCCTCCTGGTAGAGCACTACCAATTCAAACTTGGGTTCTTTGTCGGTGCGCTGTGCATTGGCCTTGTCGCAAGCGAGCGCGGCGCCTTCGGCCGTCTTCCACTTCGCGCATTGGGCGGTGCAGCGGGTCAACGTCGATGCCAGCTTGGGGGCATACATCAGACCGTTGGGAAGTATCAACGCAAACATATGTTCACCTGACGTGGCGCCCGGGGTGGGCAGTACGCGCATCTTGGGGCCAAGGTGACACGCTTGTCAAGTGCTAGTACAAATCAGCGTCCCCGCTGCCTTCCTGCGAGCTTTCAGGGTCACCATCGTTGCAATATTCGTAGTGGTCGCAATCGCGGGCGCAGGTGATGGGCTCGATGTTTGGCATGTGGGCGCGCTCCATGGGGTGAATCGCAAGCGACGCAGAGCGGACACACAGGGCGGGCAATCCATGCCGATGCGCTGCGGTCGGCTCTGCGTCACGCACATTATACAGCGCCGCGTCAGGGCTCACATTGGACTTCTATGCTGCGTCGCCCACTGCGGATGGTGGAGCGGCTGCCCTTACGGTGGGGATGGGGCATAGCGGCGCATCGGCAGCACTGGCGCTTGTTGCGTGCAAGCCTAGCAGACTCCCAAGCCTTGAGCGGGCGCCGCTTGCCACCCACCTTGGGCCTACGCTTGATGCGTTGCATGTTGCTACAGGAAGTCGCGGATAGGCTTGCCCGTAGACTGGGCCATACTTTGAGCGTTGATAAGAGATGCGGGCAACAGCTTGTGGTGCTCCATGTAGCGCTTGGCACAATCTACCATATAGGTATCCAAGCCTAGCAACAGTTCGGGCGTGGCTTCGAGCGGCAGCAAGAATGCCAGCTTGTAGCGTTGCACCGCGTGCTGTTGCGCTTCGGTCAAGGGCTTGTCGCTTTTGCCCGTCATGCACTCAACGCATTGGCCGGTGCTGGCGTAGCGCTTAGAGTTGTGGCCCTGCTTGCAAGGTTGACCGCTGTGGTAGAAGCGCTCACCGGCCGCGCGGGCGTTTAGCTTCATTTGGGTGTTAGTCATGGTATGTCGGTCTCTTTTTAAGTGGACAGGAATTTAAATATTATTCTAATTCATTAATGATTGCAACTAGCGCTATTACCCCTACTACTAGAGTAAGGAGAATAATCGCCCAATATAAATAATGAGAATAATATTTAAATTACTGGCGGATATTAAAACAACCGACCGACCGTTGGAGGGGCTTGACGGTGCTAGGCGTTGCGGTAGGCTGTGGACATGAACGCACAGGTGTCCCAATCGGTTGAATTAGCTAGCGAATTGCTCACGGCCAAGCAAGAAGCGTTTGCGCGTTATTATTGCGAGTACCAGAACGCATCAACGGCCTACCGGATGGCGTACAACGTTGCGTGGAATATCCAGCCAACTACCGTGTGGGAGGAAGCTAGCCGCGCCTTGGCTCACCCCTTGGTGGCCGCAAGGATTGAAGAGTTGCTAGCCGCTGCGGCAGCCACCACCATCATCAAAGCGCGCGACGTGTTGCAAGCGCAGCTAGACGTTGCGGGCGCCGACGCCAACGACATCATCCGATACCGCGCACTGTGCTGTCGCCATTGCTACGGTGAAGGCTACGCGTACCAGTGGCAAGAATTGGAATGGACGTTTGCAGCGGCCGACGCTGAAGACAACAGCACACCTGACATGCGTGTCAAGGCGCCAAGCTGCCGCGGGGGCTTTGGGTTCGATCCGCAACGCGAGCCCAACCCAACGTGTCCGCAGTGTCGTGGCGCTGGCGTGCATGCGGTCTATGTCACCGACACCGACAAGCTGCCACCGAAGACACGGCGCCTGTATCGAGGCATCAAGATTGGCAGCAATGGCCAGCTAGAAGTGCTCATGGAGGATAGGGCCGATGCCCGCAAGGAAGTGGCCAAGCTGTTGGGTGCCTACCAGACTGAAGGCAAAGTGGGCGAACTAGGTCTGCCGCCACCCGTCGATGCGCCGTTGGACGCGAGCACCGACCCCACGCAGGGCTATATGGACATGGTACAGCGGCCTGCGCTACGATGATGGCGCCGCGCACTGGTGACTACGCCACTGGGCCGCGGTAGCTCGCGGCACGGGGCACACGTTCGGGTTCTCCCTCCCAAGGTGGCGTGTTAAACGCCCCGCTGCTGCGGCTTCATTGATTGCCGCCGAATCCCGCCAGCCACAGCCACACCAAAAAGCACGGCACCGCTGCCCAGTTGATAAGGTTGCCAAGGCGCTCTAACGGGCTCACCGTGACACCAGGACAGCGAACGCGACCAGCGCCACCAGACATGCCACGGCCAAGCGCAGCCCCGCGTCGCGGCTCATGGGCGCCACGCTAAGTAACGCGGGTCACTGGCGGTGACGCTGCCAGGCGGCAAGTAGAAGTGCAGCACCGACAGCGGCACAGATGCCACGAAGCGGCTGCCTCTTATCTCCACACAACCGTCGAAGCCCACGCGCCCGGTGAGCACGCCTATGCGGCCGTCCGGTGTCGCCACCACGCACGGGTTGATGGGACGCATGGCGCTCACGGCCACACCCGGCGCTGCTGGCGCTTGAACGCGCGCAACGCCCTACGCTGCCGCTGGCGGGTCTTGGCGCTCATAACGGCTGCCCCTGGTCGCTGATGTAGTCCACGAAGGCTTGGCGATGGCCGTCCGGGTCGCTGCTGGCTAGTGCCGTGGGCTGCGGCCAGATGCGCTGCGCTTCGGCAGCACTTACCTTGCGCGACATGATGACCAGCGGTTGGCGCTCACCGACCGTGGACGGTTTGCGCCGTTCGCGCACCGGGTCACGCGGGGTTAGCTGCGCGCCCAGTAGCTTGCCCTCCCACGCGCGGTGGCGACGGATAGGCGCTGCCAACGGCTGCGTCAGTTCCAAGGGGTCATCACGCAGCGCATCGAGCCCACGCATACGCGCGGTGTCGGCCAACGCCTGGTGCGCCCCTGTTTCGTTGGTCTTGCTCATGCTTGCGGCGCCTCGAAGGTCAAGGCCGCACTGTCCACCACGGCTGCATCCAAGCGCATCTCTGCGCGACGCTGCGCACGGTTGGGGCCTGTGTAGACCTTGGCACGCTTGTGGGCGCGATTCACGGCCACGTTGGCATGGCTGCCGCTGTGGCGTTGGGCTTTGTGCTGTTGCATCGTCATCACTCCTAGTTGCCCCGGATGGGGTGCGCGTATCTTGACGCGGCTGTCACTTGCGTTGTGTGTCCTGCGTCTCACTTCCATCAGGTCGCTGCATGGGGCACTGGGCTGCGTCATCGGGCGTGCGGCAGGCCCCTAGCTGCCAGGATTGGCACAGCAGGCACCATTCGCGGTCTAACATCCTAGTAGCGCCGCACGCCACAAGCGCCTAGCAGCATAACGTCTTCGTTGGTGAGCCGGTAGCCGCCATGCGGATGTCGGTCTGTGCGTGCTCGCAGTTCGCGCCACCACTCGCGTGTGCGCCAGGGCGCCCGCTCCACGCATTGGCGCTGGTAGATGGCGCAGATTTCCGCGGCAGCTTCCGGGGTGTAGTTGTCATTCATGGCTCTATCACCCGCCCGTCCATGTCGGTGAACACGTGCTCCGCACCGATGATGGCCGCTTGCAGTTCGTCGGCGCTCCACTCGCTGGCTTCAGTCTCCGGGCGTAGGCGCTTGGCCACCGCGGCTATGCGGGCCATCTCTTCGGCGCTGTAGTTGGTGACCAGCGCCGCTTCAAGCTCGCGCTCTGCCGCCTGCCACGATTGGCCCAACGTCATGCTCATGTCGCGCTTGGCGATGGCCGCAGCACGGGCGATAGTGAAACGTGCGCGGGCGTCGATTACTTGGGCGCTCATGCGTCGCCCCCGCCGAGACCAGGACAGCCCAGATTGCTGCACGTGCCCACGCTGTTGCAGGGCCAGCCGCACGCCAAGCACTCGATGCGTGATTGAGGGCGCGAGCCCAGCGCCGGGATGACCAGAAGAGCTTTGCCGCTGGCGGGCGCTTCGATGGGGCCAGGTCCACCAATGATGTCAAGATTTAAACCCACCGGCCTGCGGTTGGCCTTCGCTATGTCGCGCCTGGCGGCTGCGTAGCCCGACAGCCAATGGAGCATGGCCCGCGTCTCGGCGCCGTCCTTCGAGCGCAGCAGATGTGGCGGCACCATGAATGAGCGCACATCGCGCAGCGCCCGTGCGCGGAGCTTCTTGCGTGACTGGCGCATCAGATGTTTCCCGGCATGTTGCGCAGTTGGTCGGTGATGGACTCAGTGCTGGTGTTGGTGGCTTCGACGCTCAACTGGGCGCAATAGATGCGCACCGCGTTGGCCGTGCGAGCCCGCACCGCAGTCATGAATTCCTTGGGGTCGATTTTGTTACCCGCCGCAGCTTGCGACGTATCGGCCAGCACTTCGGCTTCAATAGCTTTGAGGGCGGCTAGGGACAATCCGACGTGTTTGCTGTTCACCATTGCTGCATATCTCCTGTTGCGTTCGTAGGCGTAACACCGTTCATAAATCTCTGCCTGGTTCACGTGGGCGTATCCTGCGCTGGGTTGACAGACGTGTCAAGTACCCCGGCATAGCGCAGTAGACCACGCACGCCGAGTGAGCCGCCAACGATGTCTTCCCACGTGATGCGCTCGCCATCGTCAATCGAGTGAACGCGGCCAATCCACTGGTAGCCGTAGGCGCCGGGCCCGCGGGGTTTGTATGGTATGCGGATGCGTTTGCCGGTGCGCACCGAAACCATGTAGAGCCGGTCACCCACGCACACCATCTGTGACCATCCGCCGTAGGGGCTGACGCGGCGCTGCCCGATTAGGATGTAGTTCACGCGGCCACCGCGGTGTCGGTGATGATGCTGCCCTTGGTGGGCCGCTTGTAGAAACCAAACTTGGGGTCTTTATCGCTGATTGTGACACGCGCGTCAAGTTGGACCGTCTTGCCCTTCAGGTCGGCCGCTGCATCGTCCATGCTGCGGTACTTGCCCGTCAACCCGCCGTCTTCGGTGCGGTCCGGGTAGCCCACGGGGCCGTAGATGGTGTCCGGGCACGTGCCCCACACCCGCCAGCCGTCCGCGTGCTCTATGGTGATCTTGATGCACTCCGGGCGGTAGAAGTCGCGTTGGCGCCCGTTTTCGTCCTTCCAGCCGCCCTGGTCATACTTGGCGCTGATGACCTTGCCGATGATGGTCATGCGCTTGTCGGTCACCGGGATGGGCTTGCGGTTGGCGTCGCGTGCCTCGCGCTCCGCTTCGAGCTTGGGCCGGTCCTGTATCTGTTGTAGCAGCTTGGCGGCAAACGCGCGTTGCTTCTCTGACAGTTCGTTTCCCCACTGCACCACCTTGCCACACATGTCACGCAGGGTGTTTTCTGGAAACTCGCGCACCGTGTTGGTCTTGTCCAAGTACAGGTCCAGCATAGCCAGCAGGTTGACTGTGGTTAGGTAGGCACGGGCCTTGGCCACGCGCTCCTGGTGAACCTTGAAGGTGTTGACTTGTTCGCGAAAGCGTTTCATTGCCTCCGGGCTGCCTAGGCTGAGTTTGGACGCGCACGTGCCGCCAATGCTGATGTAGGTGTTGCCCTCTTCAGTGTGGAACCAAGCGCCGAACTTGTAGCGGGCGCCGCAGCAGTCGCACTGGCCTTCCCACTTGTGGCCCGCCACCGTGAACCCCGGGTGCGCCTTCTGGTGCGCTTCGAGGGCTTCGGCGCCTTCGTTGATTTCGTCGCACAGCGCGGCCCACGTTTCGTCACTCATGCCACCGATGTAGTGGTGTCCAATGAAGGTGAACTTGGTGGGGTCAATCACCGAAGGGCGAAACTTGTCAGTGCGGGCGCGCATTAGCAGCGCACCGTGCCGGACAAGTGCTTGGCGACGATGCGCAGAGCCCGTTCCACTTGGACCATCGCCATGGTGGCATTGGGGCAGCAGCAATCCATGTTGCCGTTGATGATGACGGCCTTGGCGCCGCGTCCCATGTCCAACAGGGCCACGTGGTCCCCGAAGAGCTTGGCACCCATGATGGTGCCCTTGATGTTGGAGAACTTCTCCGTGGCCTGTGCCGCGTTCAACTTCGCTGTAACTTTTGCCATCTGCGCTACTCCTGGTTGGTGTAGCGATCTTGGGCCAAGATGACACGCGCGTCAAGTGATGTGTGTCACAGTTTAGGAGTGCGGCTCCAGGTCCAGCACCCGGCGCTTGGGTTCGTACCAGGCCGGGATGAACATGGCATTGTGGTAGGCAATGCGGCATTCCACGGAAGCGCACAGCGGGCGCCAACACCACACGCACTGGGCGGGTTCGGGGTGCTTGTCAGCAGCCATGCCAAGCCCAGTCATTCGAGCACCAGGACGGTGGCGCCCCGCTCTGCATGACAGACCCGTCAAGGAACACGTGCCCGGGGTATGCCCACACCCAGCCTGGCACGATGTCTTCCAGTTGCATCTGCCGGGGCAGCGGCGCCCAAAACACCACGCAGTCTGCGGAGTGCTTCAGCGTGGCGCCGCATGTGCAGCCGGGGTCCATTACAGATGCCTCCATGTCCCATCGACGCTGTAGAGCACGCAGGGCAGTTCCGACTTCGTGGCAGCCTCGATGGCCACCGCTTCATCTTCAAACGCCTGGAAGGCGCCTGTGTCGCTGGTGAACACGTATTGCAACCAGGGCTTCTTGGCCCGCATGCACACCGACCGCGCCCGGCGAATGATGCGGGCGTCCGCGATGGCCCGCGTCGGGTGCTGGGTGCGCGCTATCAGCTTCAGTTGCCCCGCGGGCTTGCTCTGCGGGTCCGGCAGGAAGTAGCCGACGTGCGTCTGGCCGTTGGCCTCCTGTATACGGTAGCGCAGCATCGGAGTCAGTGATAGTGATGCCAGGCTGGCGGGTTGAGTTACGGGTATTTGGGCCGCGTCGGTGACACTGGTGTCAGTCATTTGAATTCCTTGGCTGTCTTCTCCAGCCGAGTGCGAATGTGTTTGATGGATTTTATGCGCCGGTTCCACACGGGCACGTCAATGTACTCCATGACATGCTTGCGCACCAGGTCGGTCAGATACGTGGGCGTCAGCGCGTCTAACTCCCATGACTCCATGCCGTACTTGCGCGCGTAGTCGGCAAACCGTGAGTCAGTGACTTTGGCTGGATTGGGCGGTGGCTTCTGTTCCTCGATTTGGTCCCAGTTGAGCGCGAGACGGCGGAACAGCACCGCCTGGCCGCATTCGTTGAACAGTTCGATGCGTTCTTCCAGGTCGCGCGACATGTCGATGCCAGACGGGTCATGGTCACCGAAGTGCAGGATGACGGGCGTTTGTTCTTCGCCGCCGCATTGCTCCAGGTCTATCTGCGCAAACTCGCGCAACACCGTGCCCGATGGATAGCCGCGCGCTGCCAGGAGTGGCACATCATGCGCGTTGCATACACCTTCTAGCACACCGGCCAACGCTTCCTTCTCCACGATGACGTAAACGCGATGCTCCTGCCCTGTCCACAGGTCCATGTGGAACTGCTGCGCGACGCTCGCCAGCGCATCGTTGGGCGTCTCCCAGCGGCTGCGCTTGATGAAGGCGCGCGTGCGGTCCTCGATGGCATCCCAGTCCATGAGTCCGGCCAGGCGCGCGTCATTCACCAGGTTGGTGGTGCGCTTGTAGCTGCGCTCCGTGTTCTCGATGTGGCCACGGGCGACAAGCTGGTAGTAAAGCTGCCGGACGGTGAGCACGAAGCCCTGTGCCACGTAGCTGTCGCAGATGTCGTTCATGACATCAATCATGGCCAGCGCTGCCGCGCGGAATTCGGTGTGCTTGTAGAATTGCTTGCTCATAGCTGTCCCGCCAGCCACCGCATGAATCGCTGCCAACGGTCGCGGCGCGCATTCTCTACGCGTGAGTAAGTCCACCAGTCTTCACGGGTCATCATGTTGGGTTCTCCTGTTGATATTTATTCGCACGCCTAACCAGTTCCGCCTCAACATTGGCGCCCGCCTCCACTGCCGCGCGGTAGGGAACCTCACTGAAGCACTGCCAATCGGTCAAAGCTGCGAGGAATGCCACGCCTTTGGCTTTGAAGCCGCAGGCAGCATGGGCATAGTGGCGCACGTTGTACTTCACCATTTGTCCGGTGGTGAGCTTGCAAAATCGGCATGTGCTGTTCACGTCGGGTTCTCCATGGTTTTCAGAATTCGTTTACGCTTGACGTTTAGCTTGCGCAGGGCTGTCGCCGCGCGCTTCGCCTTGGTCTGCCAACGCTTGATGGCCGCGTCAGTATTGGCCAGCTTGACGTTGGTGTCAACCTTGACCCGCTTACGCGGTTGCGGGGCGTAGCGTTCTATCAGCCGATGCGACATCACGTAGTGCGCCATCTGGGTTTCCAGTTGCGCGTGGCCACCATCGTGGGGCCGCGCTGACGGGTGGCGTTGCTCGAAGACGTAGTGGCTGGCATCGTGGACGATGCGCCCCCACCCCTTGAAGTGGCTGCGCGTTGGGGTGGTGCTGGCCCAACACGTCCGGCCCCTGCTGCGGCTGCCGTAGTTGCTCGCTATCGGGCGCCCGCCCCTGGCTTCGAGTACACCCACCGGGATGTGCTCCGTGCCGCCAAAGGCCCGCACCAGGCGGTTATAGACCTGCACGGCCACCACTCGCGTGATGGGCGGCAGCACGTCGGGGAGCATCAGTGCTACCCCGGTATAGCGTGGGTCGCCGTGCGCCATTTACTTGCCCGCCTTTTTCACAGCGTCTTTGCGCTTCTTGGCGATGTAGGCCGCGCAGTAGCGGTGGGCGGCATCCATGCTGGCGCACAGAGTGCTGGTGGTCGCCTGGTAGCGCTCACGGTTGCGGGTGTTGAAGATGGTGGCGCTGAAGTACAAACCGGGGCCACCCGCCAAGCAGGGGTTACGCTCCAAGTTGTTTTCGTAGTTCATGGTTTCATCGGTGACAAAGGTCTGCGCCTCGATGTAGAACCCGGCGCCGATGGTGCGGCCCAAGCGGTCCTTCTGGTCAAAATCCACCTGGCCTTCGGCCACCGTCTCGCTTGACCATTCTTTCTTCGTCGCATCCCAGTTGGTTAATTTCATCTTCATCTACTCCCGTGGTTGGTGTGCGTATCTCGGTCTATGTTCAGGTTGACAAGCGTGTCACAGTTCACAGTTTCAACAGGGAGTGGCGAAGCGTTGCCATATGCGCATAAGTGTCAACCGGCCATCTAATCACGAAAATTTGCAAGCGGCCTAGACCTGTGTCACAATTCTGGTGACACGTACATCAACCGGAGCTTGGGAAACCATGGCCGCTGCAACACCATCACCACCGTACCAGGTGGACTTCAAAAACCCGGATTACCGGCCCATCTTCCTTGAGCGCACCGAACGCCTGAAGTGGCTCCGGGCCAACCCCGCCAAGCTCAAAGCCGTCAAGGCTTACTACAAAGACCACATCGCCGACTTCATCAGCGACTGGGCCATAACCGTTGACCCGCGTGTCAGCGGTAAGGGCCGCAACCCCGTGATGCCGCTGATACTCATGCCCAAACAGCGCGAGTTGGTGGAGTGGATTATTGCCATGTGGAAAGGCGGCGACCCGGGCGTGCTGGTGAAGTCGCGCGACGTGGGCGCCTCATGGATCGCATTTGCCGTGGCCGTCTCGCTGTGCCTCTTCCACCGCAACATGATGCTGGGGTTCGGCAGCGCCACCGAAGACAAGCTGGACTCAACCACGAACCCTGACACGCTGTTCTTCAAGGGCCGCATGTTCCTGGAGAATCTGCCCGAAGAATTCCGCGCGGGGTGGAACGTCAAGAAACACAGCACCCACATGGGCCTGACGTTCCCGGAGACGCGCAGCAGCATCAGCGGTGATGCGGGCGACCGCATGGGCCGCGGTGGCCGTAAGGCCATCTTCTTTGTTGACGAAGCCGCCCACTTGATGCGCCCTGCGGTGGTCGATGCCGCCATCTCGATGAACACCGACTGCCGCATAGACATGTCATCGGTGAACGGCAGCGCCAATCCGTTTGCCGACAAGGCGCGGCGCTACGCGGCGACCAAGCACCGTTTTGACTTCAATTGGTACGATGACCTGCGTAAGGATGAAGCGTGGTTGGAGCGCAAGCGCTACGAACTAGATCCCATCACGTTCAACCAGGAAATCATGAACCAGTTCGATGCCTCCATGGAGGGCATCGTCATCCCGTACAACTACGTGCAAGCGGCGATTGACGCGCATGTCAAGTTGGGCTGGACCATCAGCGGCATGAAGCTGGCCGGGCTGGACATAGCCGACCGCGGCAAGGATAAGAACGCCATAGCCATCCGCCACGGCATCCTAATCAAGTACGCCGAGATGTGGACCGGCAAAGACTCGGACCTGTACGAAACCGCGGAGCGTGCCTTCAGCCTGTGTGACCGCTTTGAAACACCGGAGTTTGCCTACGATGGCGACGGCATGGGTGTGGGTATCCGCGGCGATGCGCGCAAAATCAACGAAGGCCGCAAGCTGCGCCGCATTCGCACGGTACGCGCGACGATGTACCGCGGCAGCGCCAGCCCCGTGGACCCCGAAGCCATCGCCCCCGGCACAGACCGCACCAATGAGGACTATTACAAAAACATGAAGGCGCAGGCGTGGTTTACCGCGCGCTGGCGTTTTCGTAACACCTGGCTGCTTGTGGAGTCCGCTGCGGGCCGCGGCGACCCCTCGATGCCATTGCCGCGGGTGGAGGACTGCATCAGCCTGGCGAGCGGCTACCAGCACTTCGGGCAGTTGGTCACGGAGCTATCGCAGGCGCAATACAAGCAGGACAATTCCGGCAAAATGCTGATTGACAAGGCGCCGCAGGAGAAGCTGAAGATGGCCTCCCCCAACCTGGCGGATGCTGTGGTCATCGCGATGGCGCCGCGCATCGGGCGCCTGGTCATCACGGAAGAGACCTTGCAGCAGACCAGCGCCGCGGGCGCGCGGGCAGCGCCGGGGAACCCGGGCGGCTTCCGTTTCCCCCGGTCCTAGGCTACATTACGGTAATGAAAGCCAAACCCCGTAAAGCCGCCCCTGCGCGTATTGTTCCCGCGGGAACATTGAAGAACCTAAGCAGCGCAGCGCGGAAGAGCGCGGGCGCCCCCATCAGCCACGCCATCGACAGCCAGACCATGCTGCGCGACATCACGCCCGGCTATGGCAATGCGCTGCGTTTGCCCGAATTACCGCCCGGTGTCATCCCCGCCAAGCCGCCCACCGGCAAGGGGCTGGTGCTCGCGATGGACAACGGCTGCAAGGAAATGGCCTTCGATGACATGCCCAGCGTGGATGGGCTCTTTGGGTGGGGCAACACAAATTTTGCGTTCGGCTATTTCTTCCAGGGCTATCCGTACTTAGCGCAACTGCTGCAAGTCGCAGAGTATCGCGCGCCGTCCGAGATGCAGGCCGCGGAGATGACCCGGCGCTGGTTGAAGCTCAAGGTGTCGAAGAAGCCAAAAAAGAAGGACGGCACCAAAGAGTTGGCGCAGGATGAAGGCAAATCTGGTGAGACGGAAACCGAAGACAACAGTGACCCGCTCGATGACAAAATAGTTGAAATCACGCAGGCCATGGAAGACTTCAAGCTGCGTGACCACTTCCGCACGTGCATTCAATATGACGGGTTTTTTGGCCGCGGTCAGCTATACATCCGCATCAAGGGCCAAGAAGATGACCTGAAGCGCCAGGCGCCGCTGGAGATTGACCCCAAGAATATTCCCAAGGGTTCGCTGCTGGGCTTCCAGCCCATCGAGCCGTACTGGACCACCCCGTATTCGTACAACGCCACCGACCCCACGCGGCCGGATTTCTACAAGCCGTCTTCGTGGTTCGTGATGGGCAAGAAGACCCACCACACGCGGCTGTTGATGTTCCTGTCACGTCCGGTGCCGGACCTGCTGAAGCCCGCCTATAACTTCGGTGGGCTGTCCTGGACGCAGTTGCTGGAGCCCGCCGTCAACATGTGGCTGCGCACGCGCAAGTCCGTCAACGATTTCATCCACAAGTTTTCCATCACCGCGCTGATGACCAACCTGGCTGCGTTGCTCGAAGACACGGAAAACGGCGGTGTGTTGGGTCGCGCGCAACTGTTCGCGAACAACAAAGACAACCAGGGCCTGATGCTCCTGGACAAGGCCACGGAAGAAATCGTGAAGGCCGACACGTCGCTGTCCGGCCTCGATAAGCTCCAGGCGCAGGCACAGGAGCACATGGCGGCGATTGTCCACCAGCCCCTGGTCATCATGACGGGCGTCACCCCGTCCGGCCTGAATGCGTCCAGCGAAGGCGAAATCCAAGTGTGGCACGAATTCTTGTCCAGCCAGCAGCAGCTTGTGGACAACAACGCCAAGCTCTGCATTGAAGCGATTCAGTGCCATCTCTACGGCATGATTGATGACAGCATCACCCATGAGTGGGTGCCGCTCGATGAACCGACCGCCAAGGAACTGGCCGAAGAGCGTAAGAGCGACGCAGACCGCGACGGCGTGCTGATTGACAAGGGCGTGCTGGACCCACAGGAAGTTCGCGACAAACTGGCCAAAGACCCCAATAGCGGCTATGACGGCTTGACCGGCGAAGCGCCCGGCCTCCCCGAACCGACGCTGGACGGCGAAGGCACGGACGATGATGACGAAGAAGACGGCAGCCCGGACCTTGAGCACGCATCGAGCGAAGCGGACAAGGACCGCAAGCACCAGTCCAAGGAAAATGAGAAGGACCGGAAGAACGCGTTGAAGCTTGCGAAGGCTAAGAAGACCGCTTGACACCGCCGTCACGCGTCGATAATCTGCCCGTCCAGTGAGAGCCCCCGACCTAATCATAGGCCCCCGCCTTGACCCACAGACGCACCGTTGGGTGCTGTTTAACTGGCATGGCTGGCAACTCTGCCTGCACAAATGGTGGCGCAGCGACGAAGACCGCGCGCTGCATGACCACAAGTCCGACAACATCAGCATCATCTTAAGCCTCGAAGGCTTCGCCGAGATTGTCCGCACCTATGCGTGCAGCTACGCCATGAAGCGGCCGACCGTGGAGGCAGTCAACTGCAACATCCGCGACCGTGGCTACTTTGATAGCATCCACCACCGCTGGCCGTTCGTGCCTCACTTCCGACGCGCGGAGACTCCGCACCGTGTGGTGCTCTACAGCCGCAAGCCCGTGTGGTCCCTGTGGTTCCGCTGGCCACCGATTCGCCGCTGGGGCTTCCACTGCCCGAAGGGCTGGGTGGATGCAGATGTGTTTTTGTCAACCCGTGGACAGGCGGATGGCGTTGGCAAATACTACCAGGACGGTATCAGCGAGAAGGGCCAAGGATGCGACTGAAGAAGCAAAGCATGCGGCAGATTGCCGACGCGGGCATGGTCTCCCGCAACGAACAACGCGAAGTTGACAGCAGCGTCAACACGCAGAATGGCGAGAAACCGCGGTATTTCCGCGGCGCTTTAGTGAAAACCAAACCGGAGACAAAGACCAATGGCGACGAAAGCTAAGACAATTGCAGACCTACGCGGTGCCCACGACAAGAAAGTGGTGAACCCACGCAAGGTGGAAGCGGCGCTGGCGGCGATGCTGCGGGAAGGCGGCAAGGAAAACCACGAATATGAGGCCGACTTCCTGAAGCGCGCGGGCATCACCCAGCACGATGCGGCCGATGTGCGCCGGGCGTTCCTAAAACACGTGGTTATCGCCACGGGGTTGAATTCCAAGAAGGCATCGCGCAATGTATGGTTTGCGGACCCGAAGACCGCGACCAAGGTCTGCAAGGACTATCCCAACGCCTTCCGCGCGTTCACCATCGAGGATTTCAACACGTGAAGAAGTCAAAAACGGTCGATGACCTGCGCAAGCAGCATGACCCTACCACCATCATCCTGAACCTGCGCGAGGAATTGCGCGAGGCCAAGGCGGCTGCCATCAACGCGGACATCATCCGTGACATCATCGGCACTGCGCGCCTGGAGACACAAGCGCTACGCATCCCGGAGTGGGTCACCAAGCCCACCATCACCACCGATGCGCCGGGCGTGCCGGGCCTCATGCTGTCGGATCTGCATTGGGGTGAAGTTGTTAAGCCCGCGCAAGTCAACGGGGTCAACGAATTCAACATGACCATTGCGCGTCGGCGCCTGGCCAATGTGGTCCAGAAGACCATCAAGCTGTTGAAGATTCTTGACCCGGCGATGCGTTACCCGGGCATCGTGGTCAAACTCGGCGGCGACATGGTGGGCGGCAACATCCACGAAGAGCTTGCGGCCACCAACGAAATGAACACCATGCCGGTGATGCTGGACTTATACCGCAACCTGGTGCCTGCCATCGCGCTGCTGGCGGATGTGTTCGGCCGCGTGTTCCTGCCCTGCGTGTCCGGCAACCATGACCGCGACACCAAGAAGACCTGGCACAAAGACCGCAATGACACGTCATTTGGCTGGCTTTTGTACCAGTTCCTGGCAGAGCGTTTCAAGGATGATAGGCGCGTCACCTTCTATATCCCGGACAGCGCGGACGCGCTCTACCGCATCTTCAATACCCGCTACCTGCTGACCCACGGGGACCAGTTCCGCAGCGGTGACAGCATCATTGGACCCATCGGGCCGTTGATGCGCGGCAACCAGAAGAAGCAACAGCGCAACGCGGCTGTGGACCAGTCCTACGACATCATGGAATGCGGCCACTGGCATCAACGCATTGTGCTGTCCCATTTGATGGTCAATTCCTGCCTGAAGGGCTATGACGAATACGCGGCCGACAACAACTACCGCTTTGAGCCGCCAAGCCAGAACCTTTGCACCACCCACCCGGACATCGGTGTCAACTGGACCATGCCCGTGTTCTGTGACCCACCGGCAAAGCGCGAGAAGGCCGAATGGGTGAGCGTGCAAAAGTGAAGATGTCACTGCCGACAGATAGCGCGGTGCGCAAGAAGTACCCGATGTTCCGCGGGTGTCTTGCATACTTCGCTGCTGCCTTGGCTGGTGTGGCACGCGTGTCAATGGTCGCGAATGAGAAGCACAACCCCGGAGAAGAGATGCACCACGCCCGGGGCAAGTCGAATGACCACGCAGACTGCATCGTGCGGCACCTGATGGATGTGGGAGACATCTACGCGCTTCTTGAGCGCGAGAAGGACGGCCCGACCACTGGCAACCCATTCTTGGAGGAAGTGAACCGCGGGCGCCGCGCGGCGCTCTTGAATGAGGCCGACCAACTGGCCTGGCGGGCGCTTGCGCTATCGCAGGAGCTTCACGAACAATTCGGTGGCGCCCCGCTCGCCCCCAACGCCCGTGCGTAACCGGAAGCTACGCAGTCCCACCGGCAAGCCCGTTGAGCTTGAAGCGCTCCACGCCAACAAGGGCGTTGAAGCTTGGTATCGAAAGAAACTCCAGGACATGCTGAACCGCGCGGCCAACTCCATGGTCCGCCACATCGAAGCTGCCTGGAAGGCCCACACACCCACTGCGGGCTTCGGCCAGGACGCGGTGACACCCACAGTGGCGCTGAATCGAGCGTTGAAGAAATGGGGCGGACTGTGGCAACGCAAGTTCAATAAGATGTCGCTGGACTTGGGGCGTAAGTTCGTCACCAAGAATTTTGCCACGACAGAGCGCGCATTCAGCGCAGCGCTGGCCAAGCAGGGTTTCACCGTCGCCTTCAGCCCGTCGAAGAAGAGCGTGCAGCAATACCACGCGGTGCTGCATGAGAACGTGGGGCTGATTAAATCCATATCCGAAGAATTCCTGAAGGATGTGGCCACCAGTGTGTGGCAGTCCGTGATGCGCGGCGGCGACATGGGCACGCTACGCAAGGATTTGCAGAAGAACTACGGGGTGTCCCATCGTCGCGCGTCCTTCATCGCGCGCGATCAGAACAACAAAGCCAAGGCTGTCATTGAGAACACCCGGCGCCAGGAGCTTGGCCTAGTAAAAGCCGCGTGGCGTCACAGCGGTGGCGGCAAAGTCCCGCGCTCGCATCACGTGAAGTGGGGCCAGGACAAGCTGATATTCAAGATTGCCGAAGGCGTTTATGACCCCGTGGCGAAGCGCCGCGTGTGGCCGGGTACGGAGCCCAACTGCCGCTGCACCAGCCGGTCCATCATCTCGGGCTTTGACGATTGACCCTTAGCCACCGTATGCTGGTGGCATGCCGCTCCAAAAAGGTAAATCCAAAAAAGCATTCAGCGCGAACGTGCGCACGGAAATTGCCGCGGGAAAACCCCCTAAGCAAGCCGTGGCAATCGCATACTCTGAAGCCGGTGAAGACAACGACTTGACGCCATCCGAGTTGGCAGAACTGGGCGTGGCCGATTGCATCGAGTTGGAAGAGGACGAAGACATCGAGTTGGAAGAAGATTGCGCGGTGCTCGGCGCCCATGACCGGCGCATGGCGTTTGACCGCTCGTTGCGCCAGGAGACGGTTGACGGCCGCTTGGTTGTCGAATCGTGCAACATCTCGAAGGCAAATGTGTGCCCCTACTTCGGCCGGGAAATTCCAGGCTCTGAAGCGCTGGGGCTTGAGCCCGGCCGCGCGTACATGCTCTACCGCGACAAGGCGGAACTGGAAGCCGCAGCGTCCACGTATGAGCGCATCCCGCTCATGATGCACCATGTGGCTTCCACAGCGGCGCAGCCGAATAAGCCCTATATCGTGGGCACCGTGTCGAATGTTCGCTACCGCCATCCGTTCCTTATCGCCGACCTGACTGTGTGGGATGCCGAAGCCATCGCCGTCATCGAGTCCGGTGCGCAGCGTGAGCTTTCTTGCGGCTATCGCTACGTTGTGGACATGTCGCCGGGAGAAATCGACGGTGAAAAATACGATGGCCGCATGACCCGCTTGGTGGGCAACCACGTGGCGCTGGTAGAAGCTGGCCGCGTGGGGCCAGATGCCTACGTGCATGATGCGGCTGTTGCATCCTAGGATTTGTTGCGATAATCTGGTCCCTGAAGTGATGTAGTTCACAGTTTTACCCAAAGAGTCACCGCACATGAAAATCTCTGCCCTTGTTGCCTCCCTGGTTCCGTTCCTCGCCAAAGATGCGAAGCCGGAAGACATCACCGCAGCCGTGACCGCGCAGTTGGCGCTGGACAAGGCAGCGACCGACAAGGCCGCGAAGGACAAAGCGGCAAAGGACAAGGCCGCGAAGGACAAGGCAGCCAAAGACGCCGTGCTGAACCTCGAAGGCCCGGAGACGGAAATCAAGTACAACGATGCCAACGATGAAGACATGGAAGATGATGTCGATGGCGAGGACGAAGACAACGAAGACCCGCAGGAAAAGGGTGAGGCCAAGGACAAGAAGCACGCCAAGGACAAGAAGGCGAAGGATGGCAATTGGGGCTTGGGCGGCAAGGACCGCAAGGCCATGGACCAAGCTATTGACGCGCGCGTCCGCTCTGCTGTCGCCGCCGACCGTGCGTTGACCGAAGCCCGCACAAAAGTGCTGCCGGTCATCGGCGTGGTTGCGATGGATAGCGCCGCTGAAGTCTACGGCGCCGCGCTGACCAAGCTGGGCATTGACACCAACGGTGTTGATCCGTCCGCGTTCGCCGCACTGTTCGATGTGGCCACCAAGTCCACGGCACCTCTTGCGCAAGACGGCGCACCGGCCGCGGGCACCAAATCAATGTCTGAAGCCTTCCCGGGCTTCGACCGTATCAAGCGATAAGCAGCAGGAAAACATCACATGTCAAGCCCCAACGGTTTCCAAAATGTCGTCGGTTCCAAGGCTCCCCCGGCTGTGGAAGGTGACTTCGCGTCACTCAATCCGCGCGCCTCAGTGCTCGCCATCGGCGGCAACCTTGTTGCACCGGCCACCGGCCTGCTTGTCGGTCGCTTCGCTTTCGTGAACCCGGCTGACCAGTCGGTACATCAGAGCTATTCGAGCGGCTACCAAATCGGCTTCTTCGCTCGCAATGCGCAGGCGCTCATTACCGCGTTCTTGGGCGCGGCCACCATGCTGGTCCCTTCGGGCTTCATGGTCACCCTGTTTGATCAGGGCGAGTTTTGGGCGCGCTTCGGCGACGGTGCGACGGCGGGCCAGACGGTCTATGCCGACGAAACCACGGGCGCGGCGCAGTCCGGCAGCGGCACCACGTCCTTCACGGGCGCCATCGGTTTCACCGGTACCGCGTCCCTGACTGCGGCTACCAGCGAACTGACCATTGCCACCATCACCAGCGGCTTGATCGAGATTGGCGACGCGGTGACCGGCACAGGCATCACGGGCGGCACGACCATCACCGGCTTGGTGAGCGGCGCCCCCAACACCGTGGGTGCTGTGTACAAGTTGAGCGCAGCGCCGTCTGACGAAGCTGCGGAAGCGGTCACCACGACCAGCAACACGCTGAACGTGACGGCCATCTCTGCGGGATCGTTGAGCGTCGGCGATGTCATCAGTGGCAGCGGCGTGACTGCGGGCACCACCATCGTGGCCTTCGGCACGGGCGTCGGCGGCGTCGGCACCTACATCGTCAGCAATGCGCCGGTCCATACCGCGTCGGAAACGATGACGGTACCGGCTGGCAACGTGCAAACCCAGTTCACCGTGGCCACGAACTGCAACCCCGGCGAATTGGCCATCATTTCAACCTGGTACAACTAAGGGCCAGCGGCTTCACAGAGTTAGGACACAGAGAGACACATATGAAAATCGCATTTGACCAAGCCGCCCTTGCCCGCCGCTATGGCGTCCACTTCATGGCTTCACTCGGCCGCGAAGCCAAGGGCCTGCAACTCATTGACCAGGATTTGGCCTTCGACGCGCAACCGCAACTGGTGACCGCTGCCAACTCCGGTGTCCCGTCGCTGTTCACCACGTTTGTGGACCCGGCAATCATCCAGATTGTCTTGGAGCCCCTGAACGCGGCTGAATTCTACGATGAAACCAAGAAAGGCACGTGGGTCAGCGACACTGCGATGTTCATCACCGCGGAGCGCGCGGGCTATGTGTCCAGCTACGGCGACTTCAGCCAAGCGGGCCGCGTGTCTGCGAACATCAACTATCCGCAGCGCCAAAGCTACCACTATCAGACGTTCACCGAATACGGCGAGCGCGAGATTGAGCGGGAAGCCGAAGGCCGTGTGGATTGGGTCAACCAGTTGAACGCGTCCAGCCTGCGCGTCATGATGGAATTCCAGAATGACAGCTACCTGTTCGGCATCGCCGGGCTGCAAAACTACGGCGGTGTCAATGACCCCGCGTTGTCCGCGCCCATCGCGCCGACGTTGAACTGGACCAGCCAGACCGACCCGTTGATTATCTATGACGACATCCTGCGCTTGGTGCAGGAGTTGGTCACGCAGTCCAACGGCATCCTGAACGCGAAGAGCGACCTGCGCATGGGTCTGTCGCCCACCAACGCGTTGAACTTGAACAAGTCCAACAGCACCAACCTGAACGTCTTGACGCAAATCAAGACGAACTTCCCCAACCTGACCATCTACACCATCCCGCAGTTCTCCACGGCGGACGCGGCTGGCGAGTTGGTCCAGTTGTACGCCCCGATGGTGCGCGGTCAGAAGACCGTGCAGTGCGCCTTCACGGAGAAGATGCGCAGCCACGCGGTGGTCACCAAGTCTTCTTCGTGGGAACAGAAGAAGTCAGGCGGCACGTGGGGTACGATTTTCTATCGTCCTGTTTTTGTCGTACAAATGGTTGGTTAAGGCATATCCGGCCAGTGGCGGTTTCCCTTGCGGAAGTTGTCATTGGCCGGAATCAATTCCAAGTTGGCCTCGCAGTGCAGCCCACACACCAACGGGCTTTTAAGCGGCACCACATGGTCCACAGTCAATCCCATCTCCGCAGCCTTTTCGTAAGCGCGAATCATTTCTTGTTTGTTGGCCCATTTCGGAGTAGCCCGCTTTTCCAAAGCGCGGCGCCGTGCGTTTCTTTCCAGAACCCTAGGCAGATTGAGTTTGTTCCACCGCTTGGCAGCGTCCCGTTCTTTCTGTGGATTTATTGCATATCGCGCTCGCTTCTGCGCGCACACTCTCTTCGCATTTTTCCGGTATCGGGCCGTCGCATACCCCGGCCTGGCATCGTAGTATTTAGCGTTCTGTTCTCGATTGCATTCCGTGCAGTTTTGAGTGCTCACCAGACGCGGCGCCGTATGCCCGCGGCTACACGGTCGCCCAGTGGAATAGTGCAGCAGTCCGGCAGCTTTCGCCGCGTCGATGACTTCACGTATTTTGGTCTGTCCGGTGGTTGCTGTCATGCTGAATAGTTTATCAGATGGTGGGGTGTATGAGGGGGCTTTCGCCAGTATTCCCCGCTTCATCAATGGCCAGGCCCGCATGCCTTCGGCCTCTCCCACCGCGGGTGGCTTCGTAGCGCAAGCAGGCGGCACCATCGCCGGGCGCTTCGGCTGGGGCAACAATGCCAGCCACCAAGTCGCCAATACCCGCAGCAGCGACCAGGACCAGATTGGCGTGGTGCTGCCGCTCGCGTCGGGTTACGGCGCCGGGGTCATCGGCTTCGGCCGCTCCTGGCAGTTCTATGACCCGCTGGTGCGGGCTTTCCGCATCCGCCAAGGCATCAACATTACGCTGATGACCCGCGGAGATTTCTGGCTACGATTCGCTGGCGGTGCCTACACAGGCATGCCGGTCTATGCTTCCCTGGTTGACGGTGCCGCCCTTTCGGGTGAGACTGACAACGCAGAGTTGACACCGTGGGTAGTGTGCAGCAACGCACCGCCAGGGTGTTTGGCGATTGTTTCTACCAACGCGCGTTTCGGAGCCTAGCGGCCGATATAGCGCATCATCAACAGCTATGGAGTAAGGACAATGGATTTAATCACGATTGGTTGCAAACTCCCTCACGGGATTTGGCTGGAAGTCGGCATTGAACACGTTGAAGGCGTGTGGGGTGCTTCGATCCGCGGACCGAAATATGCGCGCGTTCTGCTGAACGGCACGCACGCGGAATTCCAAAAGAAGGCGCCGACGATTCAGCCGGTGGCCACGTTGAACCCTGAGCCGGGCTTGACGCAAATCCCGAAGCAAGTGTGGGACGATTGGATTGCACCGCCCACGAAGTCCAGCCGCGGCGGCATGGGCTACGCGCATCCCGCGCGGAAAAACAACCTGATTTTTGTGGTGCCTGACGAAAAGGCAGAAGCCACGGCAGTGTTGCAGGCCGTCGAATCGCTGCGCACGGGCTTCGAGCCCATCGACCCCAACAACCTGCCCAAGGACATCTTGGAAGCGCCGGTTGAAGGTCGGCCGCAGTTGGGCAAGACTCCGGTGCGGAAAGACTAGGCCATGTCCCAGCCCATCACCCCGTGTGTCAACACACCGCCTGTGCATGGCGTGGTCAGCTTTGACCCCGCTGTGTTCATCGTGGATTACCCGGAATTTGCCGGGATTGACTCCGGGGTGCTGGGCCGGAATTTCACGCGCGCAACTTTGCAGTTGAACAACTCCTGCCAGTCGCTGGTGTGCGATGCCAACGTGCGCGCATTGCTGCTGGAATTGCTGGTGGCGCACATCACCTTCTTGAACCAGGGCACCAACGATGGCGCCGGGAACGTGAACCCGCCGCAGGGTGTGGTTGGTCGCGTAGCATCGGCCACAGAAGGCAGCGTATCCGTGGCTGCGGAGTACGATGCCCCGCCCAACGCGAATCAAGCCTATTACATTCAAACCAAGTATGGCGCCGAGTTTTGGGCGTCCACGGCGAAGTACCGCACGATGCGCTACGTGCGCCCGCAGAACAACGGACCCATTGGCCCCATCTTCCGCGGGTTTTAGTCGTGGCCGTCAAGTCCAAGATGACTGGTGGCAAGCGAGCCATCAAGGTCTTGGAGCACATCGGCGCCAACGTTCGTAAAGGCAAGTTCGTCAAGGTCGGCCATCTCCAGACGCAGGATAGCGGCCACCGTGCCACCTACCCGGAGACGGATACACCCATTGCGCAGGTTGCAGCGTGGGCAGAATTCGGCACCACCACGGAGCCCGCGCGGCCGACGTTCCAACCGATGATTGCGAAGAAGTCACCCACGTGGGGGCCGCTGATGGGCAAGGCCCTCAAGTTGTATGACTACGATTCTGCAAAGGCGCTAGACTTAATGGGCCAGCGCATGACTGATGAACTGGTGGAATCCATTGTGGAAACCGCCGTGACCCCGTTGAGTGAAGTGACCCTGATGCTACGCAAGATGAAGGATGACGACAGCAGCTTGATAGTGACCGGCCGCACCGTGGCAGAAGCCCGTGCGCGCGTCGCTGCTGGCGAGAAGGGAGCCACGGGCACGCGCGCGAAGCCCTTAATTGACACAGGCGTATTGCAGCGGAACCCCGCGTGGAAGGTTGAAAAATAATGGGCATCAACATGCACGCCACCGTCCGCGGTGCCATCACGTCGGTCAACAATGACATTGCGGCCAGCTTCCAAGCGAGCACCGGCAACACGCCCAACGCGTCCGGCAAGCAAACGCCGACCTTCGCCACCGCGGTGCCGGTCAAGATTCAATCGCAACCGTTGAAGTACAGCGATTTGCAGCACATCAACAATATGAACCTGACGGGCGTTTTTCGCAGCGTCCACATGTACGGCAACACTGAAGGCGTGGTGCGGCCGACGCAGCAAGGCGGTGACCTGCTGACGTTCAAGCAAACGCCATCGAGCGTGACGCAAACTTGGAAAGTGGTATCAGTGATGGAGACTTGGCCGGAATGGTGTAGGGTGTTGGTATGCCTCCAAGCGTAACCCCTGCCGCTGACACCGTGTATGCCGACGTTGCGGCCTTCGTCGCGGCGCAGCTTGGCTTGGCCGTTGGCGTCACCGTCATTCAGGGATACCAGAATCGTGTGGCGATGCCCACGCCTGCGTCGGCTGGCTTTGTACTTCTGACGGTCACCGCCAAGAAGCGTTTGGGGACCAACTCGCTGGCGTGGGACCAAACCATTGATGACCCCACTGATGTGACCTACATGCAGCCGCAGATGTGGACTATGCAGATTGATTGCTACGGTCCAAGCGCGTCCGAGTGGTCGGACATTTTAAGCACGCTGCTGCGTTCTGAAGTGGGCTGTGACGCCCTCACCACCTGCCAACCCTTCTATGCCGATGACCCGCGGCGCATGCCTTTGGTGGATGCTGAAGCGCAGTATGAAGACCGTTGGGTGGTAACCCTCCAATTGCAGGTCAATTCAGTGGTAGTGACTCCGCAGCAATTTGCGGATACACTCACAGTTGACGTGATTGAAGTCGATGCCACATATCCGCCCTAGGAAGTCTGACCCATGCCTAATTCTATTCCAGCATCAGCCCTTGTGGCAGTTCTCCCCGGTGTGTTGTCCCCTGGCGGCACCCCGCTGGCGCTTAACAGCGTCTTCCTGACCGCTGACACTTCCATCCCCATTGGGACTGTGCAAGCCTTCGCCAGTGCCGCTGCGGTGGCTGCGTGGTTCGGCTCGCAAGCCCCCGAAACTCTGTTGGCCAACATCTACTTCAGTGGCACGGACATTTCCACGCAAATCCCGGCCGTGCTCTACTTCGCGCAGTTCAACGGCGCCGCGGTAGCTGGCTACCTGCGGGGCGCGAGTGTTGCGGCCAAGACCTTGACGCAGATTCAAGGATTGGCGGGCACCATCACGCTGACCATCGACGGTGTGTCAACGGTGTCCGAAGCCATCAACCTTTCAGCCGCCAGCAGCTTCAGCAACGCTGCGGCGCTCATTCAGACCGCGCTACAGGGCGGCACGCCCAACAACACGGCCACGGTGACCTATGACGCGCTCCGCGCGGCTTTCGTGGTCACGTCGCCCACCACTGGCGCTTCAAGCTCCATTGGCTTCCCAACGGTCGATAGCCTGACCACGGGCTTGAATCTGACCGCAGCGGCCGGTGCCGTGCAGTCGGCGGGCGCCGTCACGGCAGTCCCGGCCACCCTCATGGCCACCATCGCGGGCGCGCAGCAGAACTGGGCCGTGTTCATGACCGTGGCGGAACAGATTTTGACCGTCAAAGAAGCCTTCGCCGCGTGGGTGCAAACTACCAACAAGCGGTATGCCTACGCGTGCCAGGACTCGGATGCGAGCCCCACCACGAACCCGAACGCCACCGGCAGTTTCGGCAACATAGTGGCGGCTGCGGAGATGGACGGCATTGAAGTCATCTATGACAACGGGCTCTTCAACACGGTCCCGGGCGCCATCGCTGCCTTCTTCTGCGCCTATGCGGCCTCAATCAATTTGACGGCCACCAACGGCAATACCACCGCAGCCTTCCGTGGCCAAGCGGGCCTGGTGCCGCAGGTGACCGACATCACCACGTACACCAACCTGAAGGCCAATGGGTACAACGCCTATTGCAGCTTTGCGACCAGCACGCAGCAGTTTCAGGAATACCAGCCGGGCAGCATCTCCGGTGAATTCTTGTGGGCCAACGCCTACCTGAATCAAATTTATCTCAACAGCCAGTTGCAGCAAGCGGGCATGAACCTGCTGAAGCAAATACCGGCACTGCCATATGCGCAACGCGGCAAGGCGCTCATACGCTCTGCCTTCTCGGACCCCATCAACGCGGGGCTGAATTTCGGCAGCATCGTTGCTGGCGTCAACTTGTCGGCGGCACAGATTGCCGAAGTTAACAACGCGGCCGGTGTGAACATCGCCACCACGTTGCAGCAGACTGGCTGGTATCTGCAAATTCTCGATGCGCAGCCCAACGTGCGCACCGCGCGCGGCAGCCCGCCCATGACGTTCTGGTACACGGACGGCGGCAGCATCCAATCACTTGACCTTGCGTCAATCGACGTTCAATAGGAGCTTGACTCATGGCCACGATTACAGCCGCCAATAGCGAATTTGTCCTGCGCATCCCGGGGGTGTTCTCCGTGGATCAACCCCTTGAGGGCTACGCGACGGATGACGCGTTTGACAACGAAGATGTGGTGCCCACGGAAGCCAAACTTGGCGTGGACGCCATCATGTCCGCGGGCTACACCCCGTATTTGTTCAAGCAGATGATTCACCTGCAAGCCGATAGCGACGCCATTTTTGTGTTCGACCAGTGGCGCCAAGCCATGGACACGGTGCGCGAAGTTTTCTTTGCCAGTGGCACCATCATCCTGCCCGCGGTGGGCAAGATTGTCACGTTGACCAAGGGCACCTTGACCCGCGCGAAGCCGCTGCCAGATGTCAAGAAACTGTTGGAAGCGCAGACCTATGAAATCACCTGGCAGTCGGTCAGCGTGGCGTTCGAGTAATGCGCCTCACGGAACGGCTGACGATTCCGGGCGTGCGGCAAGAAGCTCACGGTGAACGCGACAACGGCAAGACCTTCGTATTGACGGAGATGGATGCCTACAACGGCCAACGATGGGCCACCAGGGCGTTGCAGGCACTCGGCTCAAGCGGTATGCACATCGACCCGGAACAGCTTAAGGGCGGCTTTGCTGCGCTGGCTGGTCTGGCCTTCGTCGGATTGCTTCGAGCCAACAGCGACGTTATACAGGGCTTGCTTGATGAAATGCTGATGTGCGCGAAATACGAACACCAGCAGGGGCAGCCGCTCCAATCCATCTTGCCGGGACCGAAGTGCTGCGTGGAGGAAATCAAGACCTTCTACACGCTGCAACGCGCGCTGTTCGTGCTTCACACGGGTTTTTCGTTGCCCGCGTCCACCCCGACCTAGGGGCGGATTCATTCGCCGCACGTGCGCGCGGGCTGACCAACTACGAAAATTTCCCCCCGCTGATTGGCATGATTGTCAGCAGCGAACATGCTACCCTTAATGAGTTGCAAACCGTCTATGGTGTCCGTGATGCCTATGACCTTGCGGAGCTTATAGCGGTAGATTCACACAACAGGCGCGAGGCGCAGAAGACACGTGGCCACCATAATTGATGCCCTGTTGGTTACCTTCGGCATAGATGCGACCAACTACAAGAAGGGTCAGCAGGAAGCCGGAAAGTCGCTTGAAGAAACGAAGCGCAAAAATAAGCAGGCCACTGAAGACATCGGCAAGCAGTTCAACCGGCTTGGCCTCGATATCGCGGCCATGTTCCTTGGTTTCGAGGGCGCCACCGGCTTTGTGAAATTCCTTGGCGGGCTCAACAAGGGTGAAGCTGACCTAGGCCGCTTTGCGCGCAACATCGGAATGAACGCCCACGAATTGAACAAGTGGGGCCAGGCCGTGGAGTTGAACGGCGGCAAGGCTGAAGACGCGCAGAGCGCCTTTGCCAAAATCACACAAGAATTTTCACAGCAACAGGTGACCGGAGCTACCGGCCCGCTGCTGACGTTCCTGCGCGCTCGCGGTGTATCCATCCGCGATGCCAACGGCAACCTGCGCAATCAAGGTGACATTCTCGAAGACCTGGCCGACAAGACAGCACAGTATGGCCGAGTGTATCAAGCCACGATGTTCCGCAACGCTGGCCTGTCCGAAGGTGAGATAAATTACCTGACGATGGAGAAGAAGGCCCGCGTGGAATTGCAGCAACTCGCGGAGCGCAACAACGCCATCACAGAAGCCAGCACGAAGGAAGCCGCGGAATTGCAGAAGCAATGGAACGCTGTGCTGCAAACGGAAAAAGGCGCCTTCCAATCCTTCTTGACAGAGATATCACCCGGACTGATTAGCGCGTGGGAAAAGACAATAGACGTGACCAGCCGCGCGATGTCCGGCATTGATGATTGGTTCAAGGGCATTGAGGCCAAGAAACAGAAGGCAAAGAATGCGCCCGCTGGTCCTGGTGCGTTCGACCGTCCGACCGCTCCTGCCGGTGGCTACTGGAATCAATTTACTACGGGCGTGGCCAACGCATTCAAGGAAGCCAATCGCGCATATGCGCAGACCCCGGACCCGGTGCAGCGCGCGGACTTACTCGCGAAGATTGCAGCAACAGAAGCGGCGCTTGGCATACCCACGGGATTGCTAGCGCGCATCGCACAGCAAGAATCCCACTTTCGCCCGGATATCATCAGCGGGCAAACGCGCTCTAAGGCTGGCGCCGTGGGCTTGATGCAGTTGATGCCCAACGTCTTCAAGGGTGCTGCCTCGATGACCCCGGAACAACAGATAGCTGTGGCCGGTGCGGAAATCAAACGGCTTCATGAAGTGTTCGGTGATTGGGCCACGGCTGTTGCTGCGTACAACGATGGCCAAGGCAACATCCGCAAAGTGCTCGCGGGGAAGAAAACGTTGCCCGCAGAAACCAGCGCCTATTTGTCGCACGTGCTCGATGGCCCAACGCCAAACGCTGGCGGGGCCGGAAGTAGCCACAGCACCGATGTGGACGTGGGCAGCATCAACATCTACCCCGGCCCGGGCGCGAGCCCCGCAGCTATCGCCATGATGGTGCCCGCTGCGATTGAGCGCAAAATGTCCGTGAGCCAGGCAGCAGTGGGGCAAAGCTAATGCCATTCCCCAATATACCCGTGCCGCAATTTCCTAACGTGCCCTTTGCACCGGGCGTGCCGCAATTGCTTCGACAAGCTGGCGCTGTTCAAACGCCTTCAGCACCGCCAGTGCTGCCGCCTGCGCAGAACGGTGTACTGTGGCAAGCCGCGCAGGCCGCTCCCATTTGGGGAGTGTTCGACGCGGACAACAACCCGGTGTTGACACCGGACTCCATCATTGACTTCAGCAACCGGCAGGAATATCGCGTCAGTGATTTCCCCGTGCAGCAAGGGCAGTTCGCAAGCTATAACAAGGTCACGTTGCCGTTTGAGATTGCCATCAAGATGACATCGGGCGGCACTGTCGATGACCGCACGCAATTCTTGAACGAAGTGGCGCAGGTCGCGGCCTCCACGGAACTGTACACCATCGTGACCCCGGAGAAGACCTACTTGAATTGCAACGCGATTCACTACGAAGTGACGCGCCGTGGCAAGGATGGTGCGTACTGGCTAGATGATGTGGAAATGCACTTTAGGCAGATTATCGAAGTGACGGCACAATACAGCACCACCACTGTGCAGCCAACGGAGAACGCGCAGAATCCCGCGGCCGTGCCAGCCGTCAACCAGGGCCAGGTGCAGCCACAGATACCCGCACCGGCCACGGTGATGCTGGCGGATGACACGTTTTTTAATAATCCCGCCGTGACTGATGCGCTGGTGGGCGGGGGGCCATTCTAATGTTGCAGATGCCCTTGAGCGCTGTGCCTTCGCAGACTTTCGCCATCACCTTGGCCGGACAGAATTGCCAACTAGCTGTGTACCAGAAGACCACCGGCATATACATGGACCTGACCGTCAACGGCAAACCCATCACCACTGCTGTGCGTTGCGTCGAAGGCGCGCGGCTGCTGCTTGATCGGCAATACCTTGGCTTCATCGGTGACTTCGGTGTCATCGACACGCAGGGCAACAGTGACCCGGTGTATACCGGCCTAGGCTCGCGCTGGCAGTTGCTCTACCTTGAGGCATCCGACCTTGCCGCAGGCTAGCTTCACCGCCAAACAAATGCGGGTGACCTTCACGCTGACCAACAGTGGCGCCGTGTTCGCGGGCACCAACAACAACGTGTTGACCCTCACGGGCTTGCGCATGCGCGCAATCATCAAGGGTGCTGGCGTGCCCGCCTTCCCCGAAGCCACGCTGAAGATTTACGGCATGGCCCAAGCGGACATGAATGCGCTGGCCGTGGTCACCGTCGATGGCGGCAAGCCCGGCTACTTCTTCAACTCCGTGCTCATTGAGGCCAACAGCAGCGGCCAACCCGCGGGATGGTCCACGGTGTTTGCCGGGCAGATAGTGACGGCAGGCCCGGACTACGATGCGGCTCCCAACGCGTGCTTGGACGTGAGCGCCATCACGGGCGGCTTCGACTTGCTCAACCCGGTGAATCCCACCAGCTACCCGGGCACGGCCACGGTTGACAGCATCGTCAGCACTATCGCGCAAAAGATCGGCGCCGCGTACCAGAACAACGGAGTGACCGGCACGCTGACCAAACAATATTTGGCGGGCACGCTATCGGAGCAACTTCGCACCGTGGCGAAGGCTGCCAACATTGACTTCACTTGGGACCAAAACCAAAACCTAATAATTATTTCACCCAAGGGTTCCCCATTGAGTATTGCGCGCTTCACGCTATCCCCGTCATCGGGCCTAGTGGGGTATCCCAAGGTTTTGGGGAACGGATATTTGCAAGTGCGCAGCTTCTACAATCCCGCGTTCCGCACCAAGGCACCGCTGACCATCGTGGGCAGCGATGTGGTTGTGGACACGTCGCCCGGCTTCTCCAAAGACTTGAACAGCCTGGCAGATGGTGATTGGATTATAGGCCCACTCACCAATACCATTGACCAGTTGGAGCCTAGCGCCAATTGGTTCACCGACATGACTTGCTACCCGCCATCGCAGCCAGGGCCATGAGCGCATCCACACCAAACCAACCAGCGTTTAGCAACGAAGGCCCCAACGATGCGGCTAGCAGTTTCAATGCGCAATTGTTCATAATCAATTACGTGCTGTCGAAGATGCAGACGGCCAGCTTGGTCAAGGTGGTGAATTGCAGCAACAACGGTGGCGTCAGTGCGGTGGGCACCGTCGATGTGCAGGTGTTGATAAATTTGCAGAGCGCCAACGGTGTGGCCATTCAACATGACATCATCTATGGGCTGCCGTACTTCCGCATGCAAGGCGGTGACACGGCAGTCATCTTGGACCCGAAGCCGGGCGACATCGGCGCCGCTGTGTTTTGCTCGCGTGACATCAGCAGCGTGGTGGCAGCGAACATTGGCACCGACACAGCGTTGACCGGCAACCCCGGCAGCGCTCGCACGTTCGATTGGTCCGATGGGTTGTACTTTGGCGGGCTGCTAAATGGTGTGCCTGCGCGCTTCATTCAGTTTGATGCTGCGGGCAACATCAACATCACCACACCGGATGGCAAGCTGAATCTAAACGGGACCACGGTAGATTCGAGTGGTAATATCGTGGTCAAGCCGGGTTCGACCATCACGGACGGCCAGGGCATCGTGGTTGAGACGCATCAGCACAACCCGGGCACCTACGTTGCCGGGTCTACGCCTGTCACCGGAAAATCGGACGTGCCGACGACATGAAGACGCTACTACTGTCAACTGACATTTGGGATTTGTGCCTAGACTCCGGGCGCAACATCGCCGTGGCGCAAGCACCCTACCAACTCGCGCAGGATGTCGCCAGCGCCATCAAGACCTTCTTGGCTGAAGTCTGGTATGACAAAACGTTGGGCGTGGATTATTTCGGCCAGGTCTTGGGGCGCACCCCGCCACTAGCCGTGCTCCAAGCGCTGCTGGTGAAGGCCGCGTTGACCGTGCCGGGTGTAGTCTCCGCGCAGGCCGTGATATCCTCATTTTCTAGAAGCACCCGCACAGTAGTGGGTCAAGTGCTGTTCGTGGACAGCAGCGGCAAAACCGGCACAGTGAGCTTGTAGCATGTCAACCAGCGTTCCCCAAATTCAGTTCACTCCAACCGGCCTGGTTATCCCCACGGAATCGGCCGTGCTCGATGGCGTGCAGCAGGACATGGACGCTGCCTTTGGCGGCAATCTCAACCCCGCGCTCAACACTCCCCAAGGTCAGCTTGCATCGAGCACTGCGGCCATCATCGGGGACGCCAATGACCAATTTGCCCTTTTCGTCAACCAGGTGGACCCGGACACTGCGGACGGCTTCATGCAGGATGCCATTGCGCGCATCTACTTCATTGACCGCAACCCCGGGCTGCCCACCGTGGTGCAAGTACTCCTGGTCGGCGCTGTGGGCACCAACATCCTGGTGGGCTCGCGCGTACAGGACACCAGCGGCAACATCTACGTCTGCACGCAGGCGGGCCAGATACCCGTAGGCGGCAGCATCACCCTGGCTTTCGCCAACCAGGTGTTGGGACCGATACCCGCCCCGGCTGGTACTGTTACCATAATCTACCAGGGGTTGCCAGGCATCGACACTGTGACCAATGTCGCAGATGGCGTGCTTGGGGCTAACGTGGAGTCACGTGCGGCCTTCGAGTTTCGCCGGTCACAGTCGGTGGCCCTCAACGGCCACGGCTCCCCTGACGCCATATATGCGGCCGTGCTCAACGTTGCCGGGGTCATTGATGCCTACGTCATCGACAACCCCACCAACGCCACGGTCAACATGGGCAGCACCGCGTTCCCCGTGGCCGCGCATTCGGTCTATGTGGCTGTGGTCGGTGGCGCCGCGCAGGACATCGCCAATGCCATTTGGACCAAGAAGGATTTGGGCTGCGGCATGAACGGCAACACCACGGGCACGGTGATTGACCAAAACTACCTGCCACCGCAGCCCACCTACACCATCACGTGGGAGACGCCCCCGGCCCTGCCCATCAAGTTTGCGGTGCAGATTTCCAATAGTTCCACGCTGCCGTCCAACATCGTGGCTTTGGTGCAGGCTGCCATCATTGCGAGTTTCAACGGCGCTGATGGGTCCAACCGCGTGCGCGTCGGCTCGCTGTTGCTGGCCTCGAAGTTCTATGGCGCCATCCAAGCGATTGGGCCGGAAGTGTCCACCATCTCCATCTTGCTTGGGAGCGCCACGCCCACACTGACTGCGCAGCTTATTGGCATCGACCAGCAACCGACCGTAGCCGCGGGTGACATCAGTGTCAGCCTGGTGTAGCCGCCATGGAAGACGTTGAACAGACCATTATCAGCCAGTACGCCAACAGCCCCACGCTGTTGCAGTTGATTCAAAACGTCAATGAGTACCTAGACCCGGCCGCGAACTTCGCCGCGTTCTATGATTTCGTGTGGAACGTCAACACCGCTGTGGGCTTCGGCCTCGATATATGGGGCAAGATTGTTGGCGTGTCGCGCTTGCTCACGGTGCCCGGCTCCAATCCGCTCTTTGGTTTTCACGATGGGGCGGTGGTGCCTGATGTGCAGCCCTTTGGCCAAGGCGTGTTCAATACCCCCGGCCAGGTGAACACCACCGGGGTTGTGTTGACGGACACGGCCTACCGCACTTTGATCTTGGCCAAGGCGCTGGCGAACATCAGCGCAACCACTGCGCCCGCGCTCAACAACATCCTGCGCAACCTTTTCCCGGGTCGGGGCGTGTGCTATGTGCTTGATACCTGGCAAGCAGCCGTGATGACGATGCAATACACGTTCCGTTTCTCGCTTACTGTGACGGAATTCGCTATATTGTCGCAGAGTGGTGTGCTTCCGCGTCCCGCTGGCGTGTTGGCCAGCATCGTGATTATACCCACCAGCATTTTTGTAGGGTTCCGCGAGTCCAACAACGCGGTGCCCATGGGCTTTGGTCCGTTTTATTTGCCGCCTTAAGGTTTCAACATGCCAGGCATTACCACACCACCAGTGATGATTGAGCCCTTTGCGGTAAGCGCCGCGGGGCCGCAAATCACCAACCCGATACCCAAGACCACGGCCACACCGGGTGCGGCTTCATATGACTTGGGTTTCCCGCCTGACACCATGCTGCCCATCGTCGGCGGTGGCGTGCCGCCCTTCGGCCCGGATTTCAACGGCATTCTCTTCGCCATCACAGCGTCGATTGCCGCGATGCAGGCCGGTCAACCGTGGCTGTATAACGCAGCAATTGTGGCCGCGATTGGCGGCTATCCCGCGGGCACAGTGCTTGGCAGCAGCGATGTCACCGCGGGCGCTCCTGGTGGCTCATGGTTGAGTATCGTCAACGCAAACGTCAGTGACCCGGACGGCGGTAGCCCATCGGGTTGGGTGCCAATTTATTCATACGGGCAAGCACTGGTGGCCGGACTCACCAACGCCAACGTGGTGCTGACTGCGGCGCAGGCCAAGAAACAATTTTTGGTATTCAGCGGAGCACTGACGGCCAACGTGCAAATCACATTGCCCACGGTTTTCCAATCGTGGCTGGCCATCAACAATTGCACGGGCGCCTTCACGCTGAAGCTGATGACCGCGGGCGGCACGGGTGTGGTTATCCCGGCCGGTGGTCCCTCGCAACCCACGCCCATCTATTGCGATGGCACGAACATACAAACCGCTGTGGCGCCGCTGTCGGTGCCCATCTCTGTGCCTGCGGTTGCCTCCACGCTGATGGAGCGCGACAACTTGGGCAATGGGTTTGTGACTCGATTGAACCAAGATGAAGGCATTGAAACGGTCAGCGCGCTTGGCGCCGTGGCCGTGATGAATGCAGCCTTGGATGGCTTCTTGCGATTTCAGGCAGTGTCCGCGTTTATCGCGCGCAGCGTCAGCGGCAATGAAGTCACCTATAGCATTGCGGGCGGTGCCATCATCGTCAAGATTGGCCGCGTGGCGCAGACGGTCGGCACGTTCCAAGCGCACGCCTTCGCGGTGGCTTTCCCCAACACATGCGATGGCATCGTGACATGCGTGGCAGATTCCAATGGTGTTGAGTTTTTTGGCGTCAACATCGCGAATTCGCCCGTGCTGACCAAAAATGGGTTCACGCAGTATTCCAACAACGTTTGCAACGTCTCATATATCGCGATAGGAACCTAGCCCCATGCCAGCACCAATTGCCAATCCAATCATTGAAGTGTGGGGCGTTGACCAGGTGCCCCCGTACATCAACGCGGGCGGCTTGATACCGAAGACCACCGCGGGCCTAGGGCTCGCATCGTTTGACCTTGGTTTCCCCGAAGCGACGATGACTGACCCCACCTTGGGTGGCGTGCCGATGTCAGGCGCGGACATGAATGCCGCACTTCAAATGTTGTCTCAATATTGCGCAGCGGCGCAGATAGGCCAACCCATCGGATACAACGCGGCTGTGCAGACTGCGATTGGTGGCTATGGCGTCGGCGCCGTGCTCGCGAAGGCCACGGGCATAGGCTTCTGGTTGTCGCTGGTGGCCAACAACATGACCGACCCGGACACGGGTGGCGCTGGTTGGACATCATTGCAGCCGGACCCTACCTTGGTGCTGCAATTGGCAGTGGCCCCGGCCACGTACAATGATTACAGCCCCACCGGATTCAATGCCGAAGTTGGCTATCTTGATCTATCGCCCACAGGGTCGGTCATCATCACGGGCATTGCGGCCCCGCCCGATGACCAATATCTGTTGGTGACAAATCTGTCAAGCTCGCACAGCTTAACGCTGAATGCGCTTGACGCGGGTTCACTCGCACAGAATCGCTTGCGCTTGCCGGGCAACGTTTCGTTGGTGCCGAACAACTCAATATGCCTTCGCTACTCCACACAACTTTCACTTTGGGTGCAATCGTAATGCGTAAAATACTCATAGCTGCGGCGCTTCTGTGCGCCTCCCTCGCGCACGCGCAAACTTTCAACGTGTTTTCACCAGGGTGCGCGCTATCCGGCACTTGGAACGCACAGAATATTTTGCTGAACGCGGGCGCATGTGTGCAAGGCAATCTGCCTGTCACCAATTTGAACGCGGGCACGTCGGCAAGCTCCACCACTTTTTGGCGTGGTGACGGCACGTGGGCGACGCCCCCGGGCACAGGTGGTGGCACAGTCAACAGCGTGGCCTTGACGGCGCCGTCAGTCTTCAGCGTGGCGGGCTCACCCATCACGAACACCGGCACGCTGGCCCTTACCTTCGCGACAGGACAAACAGCCAATGAATTCCTTGCCACACCTAACGGCAGCACGGGCGCTGTTGGTCTACGTGCCATTGTCGGTGCTGATTTACCTGCTATCAACCTTGCCGCTTCTGGCGCTGGTGGCGTTACTGGAAATCTTCCGGTCACGAATCTAAACAGCGGCACGGCCGCAAGCTCTTCGACCTTCTGGCGTGGCGATGGCACATGGGTCACCCCGCCCGGTGGTGTCTCAAGTGTGGGCCTCGCGTTGCCGGTGTCGGTATTCACGGTCAGCGGCTCACCAGTCACCAGCACCGGCACACTTACCGGCAGCTTCGCGACGCAGAGCGCCAACGTGGGCTTTTTTGGACCGGCCAGCGGAGCGGCCGCAGCGCCGACATTCCGCGCGATTGTTGCGGCAGATGTGCTGCCAATCAACCTGGCATCATCGGCCAACGGTGGCGTCACCGGCAACCTTCCCACCACGAATTTGAACAGCGGCACCGCAGCGTCATCCACTACCTTCTGGCGTGGTGATGGCGTATGGGCAACGCCAGCAGGCGCAGGCCCCGCGAATCCCACCGCCACCATTGGATTGACCACGGTCAATGGCACGGCCTCCACGTTCATGCGCTCCGATGCGGCGCCCCCGCTGTCGCAGTCGATTGCGCCCACGTGGACGGGTTTGCACACCTTCACACCTGCTAGCGGAATCGCCGCTGTATTTAACGGCAATGCGAATAGCTTAACGGCTCTATTTTCTGCTTCAACTACCAGCGGGCAAAGTTTCGGTCCTGAAATAAAAGCGGGCACCACATCTGCGGATGCAGCGTTACAAATCATAAACGCTGCGGGTTCCGTTGGATACTTCAACGTCTTAGGTGACGGCGGGGTCACGGTTGGTTCCCCCACGGGTGGCGACAAAGGGTTAAGCACCATCAACGCGGGCGACTATTTTAAAAATAATTCAAATGTTCCTGCTGTTAATCAATCGCCCACATGGACCGGCAACCATACCTTCGCACCTGCAAGCGGCACTGCTATATCCATATCCGGGGCTAGCAGCGGGGATGCCCTAACTATCAATCAAGTCACCGGCTCTGAAGGTTTGCGTGTGACTAGTTCCGCTTCCACAAGCTCAATTATAGTTCGCAATAGCGGCAACGCGTTTCAATTGGACATGGGAACTAAAGCGGCCGGAGTCTATATAGACGGAAGTAATGCTGGATTGCTTTTAGGTTCCCAAGGAACTACAGCACTTACCATTGATACCTCACAGGGATTATCTACAGTTGGTGCAACAGGGGCTGGCCAAGGCAGTGGCTCTTTAAATGCAACGGCTCTCTATATCAATGGTGTTGCGGTATCTTCGGGCGGCACCACGAATTCAACCGCCACATTGACAGTCACGTCAGGTTGCACCACCACGCCTTCGGCCACGTTGAAGCTGACGCAGATTGGCACCACCGTCTTCTTGTCGGTGCCGCGCATAACCTGCACCATCAGCGGCACGCCCGCGGCAGTTCTCCTAAGTGCCACCGTAGGCACTGCTGCGGTCCCGGCTTCGCCGCAATATCTTGCCACCGTATTTGAAAATAACGGCGCTGTGGTCACCGGGTATGCTTCCATCGCGAGTGGTGGCACGGGTGTCATCACCATAGCGTTAAGTGGTGTAGCTCTAGTGGGAACCTTCGCCACCACCCCGGTGGCCAGTTCCTTCACTTCCATGTCATACGTGAACTTCTAGCCATGTCCAATGAAGTTTCCAATGCCGATATATACAACGTGTTGATAAACATGCGGGGCGACCTTGGCCGACTTGAAGGCAAGGTTGACGGCCATGCCAACACGCTGAAGACGCACATTGATGATGACAAGGTGACGCACGCAGCGTTGGTTGCCAGTGTCCAAAAGGTGCAGGTGTACCAGGCCCGGCAGCGTGGCTTCATCACCGCGGTGTCGGCTATCGGCGGTACAATAGGGGCAGGCGTGGTGTACCTTCTCAAACTCATAATTGGGGGCCATTCATGAATCCGCCTTATTCACCGCACACCCCGGACACGGACCCACGCACGCTGCACCAACGGCAGGTGCTCCACGTCCGTCTGACATCGGAGCTTATCGCGTGGGCAGAGACGCAGGGCTACAACCTCACGTGGGGCGAAACATGGCGCCTACCTGCGCAAGCTGCGGCTGACGCGGTGAGCGGTGCCGGTATCGCTAACAGCCTGCACCTATCGCGGCTCGCGGTAGATTTCAACGCATTTGACACGGATGGCAATTGGTTACAGGGCGAAGCCGCGGTGCCGGTCTTTAAGGCCATGGCCGATTATTGGCTTACCCTTGACCCCCTGTGCTGCGCGGGCTACTATTTCCGCAGTGTGGATATGCCTCACTTCTCGATCACCCACAACGGAGTCATGTAAATGAACACCCCCGCCAGCATCAAAGGCGCCGCCAAGTCCATCACCATTTGGGTGGGTGGCTTGCTGGTTGTATTGGGCCAACTCGCGCCCTATGTCAACGAAGCCACGCTGGTCAGCCTTGGGCTGCATGGCCGCTCGCTGCAAATCGCGCTGACCGTATCGGGCCTGTTGATGGCAGCGTGCCGCGTTATCACCACCAATTCGCTGGCGGACAAGGGCGTGCCCGCGGCGCCCGTAGCTGCTGCGCCCGCTTCCCCCACAACCCCGGAGAAAACCCCGTGAAGACAATTGCAACCCTCATGACCGCTTGCGCCGTTCTAGTGCTGTGTGCCTGTTCATTTTTCAACCAACTCACAACGCCAGCGGCACAGCCCGTGATTGACGCAGTGGTGCTGGTTGCTGTGGCCACAGCGGAATCCAAAGGCGTGCCCGCGGCGCAAATCAACAAGGTGGCCAAGGCCGCGCTTGTGGCTGATACGGGTGTCAGCGGCACGCTGGCGGCTGTCTCTGCCCTAGTTGACCAGGCCATTGCAAACAGCGGTCTGCCTGCCGCCGACCTTGCCGCAGCCAAGATTCTTGAAGTGGCCTTGGGCGCAGCGATTACAGCGAAGATTGGAAACAACGCGGACCTGGCAGCGGCGCAAGCCGATGTGGCCGTGATACTCAACGCAGTGATTGCAGCCAGCGGCGGGTAGATGTTCAAGTCCGAATTGAACTTGATTGTAATTGATGGGCGCCCCGACCTGTGGAGGTTCGGGGCGCCGCTCATTTGGGAGACTGGTGCGGAAACCATCACGGTGCCACAGGGCTTCATAACCGATATGGCCAGCATCCCCCACCTGATTGACTGGTTGCCCAATCTTGACCGCGATGGCCTCTCAAGGCGCCCTGCGGCGCTCCATGACTGGCTTTATGGCGGGGACCGACACCGGGGCAAGGATTACGCTGACGACACCCTGCGCGCGGCGCTGCTGCTTGAAGGGATGTCTACGGTGGGTGCCTTCGAGTATTGGGCCGCTGTCTCGAAGTTCGGCCGGTCATCGTGGGACAATGACAACAAAGACTTGCGTGAAGAGCACTTTTTCACCAAGGATGATTGGCATGCCTACCTGTCCAACCTGGTCGGCACCGTCTAATTTAACTAAATAGATTTGCCAAGACCATATTTTACTAAAGACAGTTGCCATGACCCCTTGGCACGCTTCTTGCTAGTCGAACTTCCCATAGCGTTGACCCATCCAACCACCCTTCGCGTATATAGGCCAGCCCTTGGCCCATGTCGGTAGGTCCATCATGATGGCTTCGAGCTTGGCCACGCCCTTGCTGTGGCTGCCTTCGGGGAATAGGCACTCAATCACCGGAACTTCACAGACCACTTCGTCATAGGTCTGCATAACCACGGGGTAGCCCGCGCGCTCAAGATTGATGATGGCGTTGACTTGGATGTCCCGGGCCACCGCCTGCACCACGTTTTCAAATCCCTTCCCGCCGTAGAGCTTCATGCGCTCCCAACCAAGCGGCCCGGCCATCGGATTGGAATTCCACCCGCTGTAGGTTAGCTCAAGCTCCCACGAAGGCGCCCA